CATAGGCGGTGCTGGCGTAAGAAGCCCAGCTAGATTCTTTCCTTCATCGACTACTTACACAATACCAGTAGGCGGAACGTATCGGCTATCTGTGCTTGGTGCTGGTGGTAGCGGGGGCGGTAATTCTAACGGCTCTACAAATGCAGCAAGCGGTGGGGGCGGGGGTAGTTTTGGAGAAACAGAAGTTTATCTACCCGCTGCGACTGTATTAACTGTTACTGTTGGTGCTGGTGGTGCTGGCGTGACAAATGCAGCGGGTAACGTAGGTGGCACATCTTCATTAAGCGGCACAGGAATGACCACGATCACTGCTATTGGCGGCTCCGGGGGTGCGATTTCTACAACCAACGGGGCAACAGCAGCGGGTGGCGCAGGGGGTACATGCTCTGGCGGCACGCTGCTTAACAACTCAGGCGGAGCCGGGGGTAGCGCCTTATGTACATCGCTTAAGGGTACGGCAGCAGGTGGCGGCGGTGCGGGGTCTCCATTCGGAACAGGTGGTGCTGGTGGCGCAAATACCAGCACTGCAACAACAAGCGCTTCCGGTGGCGGCGGTGCTGGAACTGCCGGAGATGCACTAAGCGGAGCAACTGCAACAAGCGCTGGCGGGGCTTGTAAGAGTAACATCGGACGATCAACGGCAAGTGCTGACGGTATCAGGCGATCTCTTGCAACACAGGCTGCGGGAGGAATGGAGTTTGGATTTGATTCTATATATGACCCGTTCAGGGCTATGTCTGGCGGTAGCGGTGGCGGAAGTAACGAAAGTGGTAGTGGATGCGGAACGGCTGGCTCAAATACAACGATTAATGCTGTTACGGTCGGGGTTCTAGGGGGTAGTGGTGGCGTATGTGCAACGGCAGCGAGTGGTAAAAGCGGAACACCCTCACTGGGCGGCGGGTCTGGTGGTGGCTGTAACACCACATCAGGCCAAGGTGCGAGTGGGGTTGGCGGTAAAGGTCTTGTCGTAATCGAAAGGATAGGCTAATGCGCTATAAACTAAAAGATGGGAATGTAATACTAGCTGACGCTGATTTTATCGCAGCGCATCATCCAGACGCGGTATTGCAAGAAGAAACTACTGTAGAGCCTGAAATCAAACAACCAATATCCGTCCTAGACTTCCGCAACCGATTTACTCAGGATGAAAAGATTGCGATCTACACGGCGGCGAAGTCGGTTGTAGCCATTCAGGTATGGATTGATGATCTGGCTTCCGCAAAAGATGTCAATGTTACCCATGACCAAACCATTGCGGGGATTAACGCGCTTGAGTCGGCAGGATTGATAGGCGCAGGACGTGCGGCTGAGATTCTTGCGTAGAAACGATTTCACAACAATAAACAAGGAAGTCTGAGATGAGTGATAATGTTGGAGATGATGATAGCTACCGGGACAGGCGGCCAGACCAGCACAACAGGCGGAGGAGCGACAATAAATTCTCAGTTAGTGCCGCATTTAATATCACACATATTATAGCTACTATAGGTCTGATAGTTTCTATGTTCAGTTGGGCGACAGAAGTTAAAACCATCATCGCAACCAATACCGCCGAGATTGCCAACTTGAAAGCAGAACGAATACGCGAAACCGCCGAGTTAAGAACAACCGTGCGGGAGATTGATGCTAAGGTAACGCGGCTCCTCGAGCGTAGAACTGGGGAAGGACCATGATAGGGAGTTTTAGTTTCGCGTTCGCCAAAGTAGTCTCGGTTGAAGGCGGGTACGTTAATGATCCGCAAGACCCCGGCGGGGTGACTAAGTACGGCATTAGTCAACGTGCGTACCCAGACGTAGATATTAAAAATCTAGCTCTTGATCAAGCTAAATCTATTTATCGTAGAGACTATTGGGATGCAATACATGGTGATGAACTACCTGATCCACTAAGCCATTTTGTATTTGATGCGGCTGTTAATCAAGGTGTAGCAACTGCTATATCAATGATGCAGACTGCTTTGTGCGTAGATGTAGACGGTAAGATAGGGGCTAATACACTAGCTGCTGCTAGAGCTTCTGATAATGGAGTATGTGCCAGGTTTATGACATTACGCGCTATGCGATACATGCATACAAGTAATTTCGATAGATTCGGTTCAGGGTGGTTTAATCGTTTATTTATAATGGCTATGGGGGGAAAATGAAGAATCTTATAGAACGTGTTAAAGGCTGGTTCCTTGAATTCAAAATTTGGTTTCGTACTTTCCCGAAAGAGAAATAATGGCATTCTGGGAGTGGGTTGATAAGCGGCAGATCGTCAGGCGCGGCGTGGTGCTGTTCACTCTGGTGATGACTTATCTCGCATTCAGACTCGGTTACGACTTTGCACTGGTGTCCAGGTTCGATGGGGTTGGAACCGCCGCTGTTATAGCAGCCTTCACCGCGCCCGTGGCGTACTTGCAGAAGTCTGCGCTCGATTCGTACTTAGCCAACAAAGGAAAACCAGAATGAATCCCTACGTGCTGCTTGCAGTGATACTCTTCCTTGTCGGCTCACATACCACTGCTTACTTTCAAGGTCGTGGAGCGCGTGACGATGAGGTGAAAGTAGAGAATGCTAAGATCGCTGCCAAAGCCGCTGAGGAGTATAAAGTAGCAGTTGAATACGGCAACAAGAAAGCTGCCGAGGTGCAAGAACTAGAGCGCTCATCTGCTGAGGCATTAACGGAGGTACTAATCAATGTTTCCAAAATCACTACCAATAAGCCTTGCCTGTCTGCTGATGCTGTCAGGCTGCTCAACAAACCCACTAAGGTCTCTGGTCTGTCCCCACGTCCCCGCGACCCTGCTGAAGAAAGTGCCGGAGGAGTTGCCTCCGATACCGACATCGTTAACTGGATTGCCAGAGCCCAAGATCAGTATAAAAAATGTGCTGCCAATAACAACGGAATAGTCGACATACTCACACCCAAAAAGTGATATGCTGAACAAAACACAAACCTTGAGAAAGGACAGTAAATGTCGTCCGCCTACATAGCCTCAAATAATGGTACCTCCACACTAGCCGCTGCGGTAACTACTTCAACGCAGACGACCATAACGCTCGCCGCAGGACACGGCGCCAGGTTCCCGTCTCCCTCGGGAGGTGACTACACGTTAATCACGCTCGAGAGCGGTACAACCAGAGAAATAGTCAGGATTGTAGGCAGGAGTACAGATGTTCTCACTGTTGGAGATGTTGGTAGTGCGGCGGCGAATAACGTCGGCAGAGGTCTGGAAGGTACGACCGCGACAACATGGGCGATTGGAGACATTGTTTCCTGCCGTATGACGGCCGCCCTCGTAACGAGGGGAGGTAACGCTAAAACCGCTGCAGAATTAGCCGCAGTCGGCGGAGCCGCCCTTATCGGAAATACCGCAGCGGGTAATATATCCGCAACCACAGTACAGGCAGCCATTAACGAACTGGATACAGAAAAAGCGAAGCTGGCCGCCAATACCTTCACAGCTAGCCAAACTATATCCTCCGGCTCCCTCCTAGGCTCCTACGGCACGGGGGGAATAACGACGAACTTCGCGGCGGGGGATGGCGCGCTTGCTGCTAACACCACAGGTACATACAACACGGCAGTAGGTAAAAGTGCACTCGCCGCCGTTAATACAGGTTCTGCCAACACAGCGATAGGTGGTTTATCACTCCAAGCCAACACTTCAGGTAATTACAACACAGCAGTCGGAAAAAATGCTCTTTACTCTAATACTACGGCTAGCAGCAATACGGCATTCGGCTCGTTTGCGGTACAAAGCAACACTACCGGCTACAACAACACAGGGGTAGGTTCGGCTGCGATACAAAATAACCTTACAGGATACAATCTCACGGCAGTGGGTTATCTAGCACTCCAGGCCAACACCACAGGTAGAGACAACGTAGCAGTAGGTGTGAATGCGTTACAAAATAGCACTACGTATAGTCAGAATGTCGCGATCGGAACCGGAGCCCTGTACCAGAATGCATCCGATAATAACGTCGCGGTAGGGTTCAACACACTTGCTCTCACCACTACGGCCTACACCAACACGGCGGTAGGTTCGCAAGCACTTATGGTGACTACTACAGGTTACACCAACGCCGCACTAGGTACGAACGCGCTCACCACTAATACTACAGGCTGGTACAACACCGCTATAGGCGGGTATGCACTTCAGTTTAACCTTTCAGGTATCGGTAACACAGGGTGCGGGGTCAACGCGCTGGGGAACGTCACTTCGGGATCTGGCAATGCAGAGTTCGGCCCCATAAACTCGGCCGGCGCGTATGCTACGGTGTTTAATGTAACGACCCAAAGCAACCGCCTCTGTGCGGGGTCTACAAGCACGACTAACGCCTACATTCAGGTTGCGTGGACAGTCGTATCCGACGCCCGGGACAAAACAGAATTCGCCCGAGTACCCCACGGGCTGGATTTCGTCAGCAGATTAAAACCTACCTCTTACCGTTATAAGGTATCCCGTGAAGGTACAGAGGGGCACGGCCCAGTCAGGTACGGGTTCAAGGCGCAAGAGGTCTTGGAGCTGGAGGGTAACAACCCAGTTATTGTAGATACTGAGGATCTCGATAAACTCCGGTTCAACGACCAGTCTATGATCGCTGTGCTGGTGAACGCGCTGCAGGAGCTTAACGCGAAGTTTGATGCTTACGTTCTAACTCACCCCTAAGGACTGCTATGGCTATGATAAAGCTCTCGACGTTCGGGGGGATGATCCCTAAGCTAGGGGATCGTGTTATGCCGGATTCTGCGGCCATGATTGCAACAAACGTGCGCCTCCAGTCGGGCGAACTACGTCCAATAAACTCCCCGGGCTTGTCCTACGTGCCAGCAAGCCCCAAGACGCTTCCTCCGCTTACTATATTTTCTGCGCGTACTACCCCGTCATTGTCCTCGTGGTTCACCTGGCCGTTCGACGTAGACTGCGTCCGCGTCCCGCTCGCTACCGAGGTTGAGTCCCGGTTCTGCTGGACAGGGGATGGTGCCCCGAAAGTTGCTAAATACACTACAGCCATAACCGGCGCGGGAAATAACTACCCAGCGCTTTTCCTCGATCTGGGAATACCAGTGCCACAGACTAAGCCAACTGTTACGCCCACAGGAGGTGTTGGTGCGGCGGTTACGCGGTACTACTGCTACACGTTCTTCTCCGCCGATGGAGAGGAGTCGGGGCCATCCCCGGTGTCTACCGTTAGCACGGGTAAAGTTGACAGCTCGTGGGATCTCAGCGCCATGAACACCGCCCCAGCAAACAGTGGTGCCGGTACGGCGACAGCAACAGTTTTTACGAACACGGCCTCAGCCAAGCACTGGCTGAGAGTCGGCGACGAGGTGGCATTCGGTTCTGCCCCCACTGTGTTTCGCGCAATTACGGTTATAAATTCAGCTTCGGCATTCACAGTAGCGGGGGCAAGTATTATCGCCGAAACAACCTGGGCTCGCCGCGCAAACTGGAATACGAGCGGGATGACTCGCAGAATTTACAGAACATCGGGGACGCTCGCAAACTTCCTCTTGGTATATGATGGGCTTGATATAACGGTCACAACAAAGAGCGACACCAGAGTAGACGCGGATATTTTGGGAGACGAACTTATAACTACGGGGTGGGAACCTCCGCCGACGAACTTGGTGGGGCTATGTGTCCATTCGTCCGGAGCGATAGCAGGGTTTATCGACAATACCATATGTTTCTCTGAGCCGCTCCAGCCTCACGCGTGGATTACCGCGAACAGGTTGTCCGCTGAGTTCAGCGGCGTAGGGATCGCCGCCTACGGGTCGTCAGTAGTTTTGGCCACGTCAGGTGATCCATTCGTGGCATCTGGAACAGAGCCGGCTAGTATGACCGGGGAGTCTATACGTGGGGGTTTCCCCTGCCTGTCCAAACGGAGCGTAATTGGGGCTGGCGACGGCGTTATGTATTCCTCGTCTGACGGGCCGTGTATCGTAAACCTTAGTGGCGCTACATTATTCGCGGGGGATCTATTCACCAGTTACGAGTGGGAAACATACACGCCGTCGACGATGATATTTGCGCTAGCTGCAGGCGCGTTGTACATGAGGGTTACTGATGAAGATGGGCATAAGAGTGTTCTGATAATTGACCACGGGGCACTTACGAGTAACTCGACCGAGACCGATGAACTATACACCGACGAGGCAACCGGCAAACTATACGTAGGGGGGTCAGACGGTATCTCGCTATGGAATAGCTCTACCGCAGCGCCGATGACCGGACAGTGGAAAAGCCATGAGTACGTATTCCCCAAGCCAGTAAATCTGGGAGCTGTGAAGATAGACTTTAATAGTGCAATACCGCAGGCCGCCTTAGACGCGCTGGCAGTTTTACGAGCCGCAGTTATAGCCGCGAATGCTGTTCTACTAGCTACCGGGAGTGTACTCGGCGGTGTGAACGACGACGCTATAAACGTACAAGCAATAAACGGGTCTGGTATACAGGATATCCCAGAGGTGTCGGTAACAAACGCGGTTACGTTCAACCTATACGGCGGTCCCGAGTACAGGCTTATCGCCTCTAGGGTGGTAATAAACACCAAAGTAGTACGTCTCCCGGCGGGGTATAAGTACGATAATTTCTTCGTCGAAGTTCTGTCGCAATCTAGTATCGAGGAGATTCGCGTTGCGGAAACTCCGGATGGGCTGAGGCAAGCGTAGTTATGCATAAACCAGCTATCCCATCGGTACCCAAACCTGGAGACAACCGCAGTCGTTTCGACAGCGCGGTGAAAGAATGTCTGGAGATTTTACTCTCGCGCAGGGCGGACCGGATTACCCCGCTAGAGCCGAACACAATAGCTCCCCTGACTACCGATGATGTCATATCAAATAAAGTTAACGAGTTGCTGGCTAGACTCCAAGATTAGTGGTATAACACGCGCATGAAACAACTTGTCACTAACCAGAAAGAGCGCGTCGGAGACTGGGTCGCCAAGCAAGTGAACCGGCAGTCATCGTGGGGTGCTCAGGACTCTTTTCAGGCGATTGGGTTAGAAGAAAATGAGGAACTTATCGCCGGGATGGTGGTAGAAGGGTACGTAAAAAACGCCCGGTGCGTGGTGCATTTGGCTGGGGTAGGGAAGCGGTGGTTGAATAAGGAATATCTGTTTAGCTGTTGCGACTACATGTTCAACCAGATGGGCTGCAAAGTTGTCATAGGACTGGTGGATGCCGACAACGAAAAAGCTATGAAATTTGACACACACTTCGGGTTCGTGGAAGTCGCTAGGATAAAAGACGGAGCTGGGGACTGTGATTTAGTTATTTTAGAACTGCGCAAAGAAAACTGCCGCTGGCTGGCAAGGAGATAACATGAGATATGATGCTTGGAACACGATGCTGCCAGAACGGGCGTTCCGCGAATTGGGTGGAAAGCTACTGACGTTAGAGGGCGGAGGGAAAGGCGCCGACGCACCCGACTACACCCCGCTCGCTGCCTCGTCTGTTGAAGCTGCCAAAGTAGGAGCCGAGCTCGGTAGGGAACAGATGGCTGAAGCAAAGCGGCAGTACGACCAAAACTACGCGGCGGCACAACCTGTTATCGCGTCCCAGATTAGGACTCAGGAACAAACTGCAGCGCAGGGCCAGGACTACTTCGACTACATGAAGGCCAACCAACGTCCAGTTGAGGGTGCGCTTAACACACAGTCCATGCGACCAGACACGAGTGCAGCTAGTGCCGCCGAGATGGGGTTAATGACCGGTGGAGATGCTGCGATTCAGTCAGACGCCAGGTACGGTGCGGATATTAGTGCGAAGGCGGGGCAAGCCGGGGTAGACCAGATGAGTGGGTACACCCGGGCACTTAATGTTGCCGCTAGACAAGGAATGAGATATGGCTTCGACCCGGCTAAACTAGCTGCGCAAGCGGCGTCACAGGCCGGCCAGCAGAGTTCTGCGATAGCAGCAGCAACCAACCAAGCGCGTCAAGGCGCTACAGACCAAGCGCGGGGGCTTATCGGTCAGGGTAGGAACCTCAGACTCCAGGACGAAAACCTCGGCTGGGGCCGCAGGATGGACGTAGCTGGACTGTATCGCGGCCTCACCGGCGCGTCGACGGGAGCTTACCAGACTGGCATCAACGCCGGTAACTCGGCAATGGCGAACCAAATGGCTCCGGGCCAAGGACTGATGACAGGTATGGCCCAAGGCGCGGGTATGCAGCAGACCGGTATGGGTCAACAAATTCAGGGCCAAACAGGAGTTCTTGGTGCGCAGACCAGTTATGCAAACAGCCAGAACAGCGGCGGCGGTCTAGGTGCGGTACTGGGGGTTGTCGGCACTGGGGCGAGAGTTTATGGGGCGATGCACGGCGTACCATCATAACGGTAAGTGAGCGGGACAATTAGAAATGACGGAGGTTTAAAATGAGGTGGACACGTAACGATACCGCAGCATACGACGCAGTATCAAGAGCTGGCTCGTCGGTACTCGACGCATACGATAAATACCAACTGGGCCGTGCGTACGGCCAAGGGGGGGAAGTAGCCGAGAACACCCTTCCCGAAGAAAAGCCGATTGAGCCATATCAGAGAGAACTGATGCCGGGGGAGGCGCCCCCCAACTCAACCACATATAGACAGCCGTGGGAAAGCCAAGACGCCCCTGTAACTGCTGGTACATCAGGAGGTCTGCACAGAGGCGCTCCGGCAGAGGGACGAGCATGGGAAAGCCCAGATGCCTCCGCGCAAAAAGAATACCAGAATACCCCGGCTAGCCGAAAGAAGTATACGGTAGGGCACGGCGCGAGTGCTATGGACTACGATACCGCCCCAACCCGGGAGCAGATTCACCGTGGAGGACTTACAGCGCAGTATGAGCACTTGTCCAGGCGGGGAGATGTAGACGCGGCAGGTAAAATACTTGAGCGTATCTCGGCGTCTGATGCGTCGGAGCAGCAACGGAAACTCGGCGGACTGCAAATAAATGAAGCCCAGCGTAAGGAGGACGAGAGCATTAAAGCTGCCGCCCACCACGCATCCCAAAGAGAAGGCTACGCTGCAGTAGCCGCTCTGCCGCCCGACTCTCCGGAGGCCGCCAAAATGATAGCTAAGTTAGAATCAGCGAACAGGGCGTTCGACCCGCAGGGCGCAGCGACACTAGAGCATACCAAGACCCAAAACGAGTCAGCTAAGTATACACACGCTAGAGCCGTAAACATAGATAAAATTTATAAAACATTAGCATCTACAGACCCTGCAGCGGTGGGTATTTTTTTAACCAATGACCTCCACGACGGATTTAAGTATGGTACCTATACTAACCCCGAAAATGGGAATTACCATATTGTACAAAGTACCCCAGGGAAAGATGACGACAGAGTCGTGAAGTCGTACTTAAACAAAAAACAATTCTCGGACGAGGTGTTGGGCGGTATAAAAGAGCATGCCGAGATAGTGACTAAGTCACAACTCGATAGGGATAATAAACTAGCAGAAGGTGCGCAGCATAACCAGGGTACTGCGGCGGTTGCCAGTATCCAGGTGGGTGGCCGTGCAGGAAATCATGTAGCTGTGGGCGAGGGCGGTGTACCGCTGATTCACGCCCCCGATGGACAGGGGTATGTAATAGACGACGGGAGCGGCACCCGTTACCCTGCTGGTGCTCCGGTATTTAATCGGACCACCGAGAAAGCCGCGAAACCTGAAGTCTCTGACACCGCCAGGAAAAATGTAAACGCCTGGATAGATGATCAAGTCGCGCAGCTGCACAGTGATGTTAAAAGAGATCCTAAAAAACTAGCCGAGGCAGAAGCAGCTATATTAGGCAGAGCACTCGGTAGATGGGGACTTTCGACTGAACAGTGGCACGGTTCTGCGTCGGCTGCTGCCCCTACACTGGACCCCGAACAAATAGCTATTAGAAACAGAGAAGCGGCAGAAAAACAACGAAAAGCCGCAGGCGGAACCCAGAGTGCAACACCTGCGCCTAGTGCAACGTCTGCGCCAGTACCGGCGGCCCCCATGCCTAGCAAGGAACTCGCCGCCCTGGAAGCGTGGGGAAAAACTCCTGAGGGAATTGCGGCGAATGCCAAACGCGCCATTAGGGACAAGCTCGAAAAAGATAAAGTGGCTACTGATGCAGCAGCAGACCAACAGCGAAAAGGTCTTTCCCCGACGTCAGCTTCGACGCCGACACTAGAGGGTAAAAAGGATCCAGCTCCGACACCAGCGCCAGCAAAAGCTAAGGAGCCAGCACCGGCACCAGCACCGGTAAAAGCTAAGGAGCCAGCACCGGCACCAGCACCAGTAAAAGCTAAGGAGACAGTGTCAACTGGGGGAGTAGCAGCAGGCGCGACGAAGCCAGCGGTGGTAGATACGGCTAAAAATAGGGAAATAACAGCTCTTGAGAACGTAGAAAGAGCTCGTATAGCTCTTGAGAATGCAGTCAAGGAGGAAGCCCGTCTAGCAGCTGTGGCTAAGGCGGGGGCGGATAAGAGGGCGGAAGAATCCCGTAAGCGCGTGAAAGAGGCCGCCGACCGAGCAGAGGAACGTAAAATACAAGGGGAAATAATAGCCCTCGAGAAAGCAGAAAGAGGTCGTATAGCTACAGAAAACGCGGCCAAAGAGAGAGCTAAGGAGCCGACACCAGCGCCAGTAAAAGTTAAGGGGCTTACTCAAAATCAGGCACAACAACTCCTGGAGGCGAATAAGGTCCTAAGAGCAGCACAGGAAAAAGGGTCTACTCTGGAAGAAATGCGGGCACAGTTAGCTGTGAATAATAAAAGAATTGCCGCAGCCCAGAAGGCGGTCAAGGAAGAGAACGAGAAACTCCGGAAAAAGATGCAGCAGGAGAAGGAGAATAGATAGTGGGAATTTACGAAAAACTCAGCGCAAAGGGGTACTCGGACGACGAAATCTCCGCCGTACTATCTGAACTAAATCCGTCCTTTGGAAGGCTTGCAACCAAGGGGTATTCCCCGGCCGAGATTAGCAAGGTAGAAGAGGAAATAAATGCTCCTCCCCCACCTCATATAGAGCAGAATAGTGGGTGGGGCGGAGATACGTGGACAGACTTAAAGCGTGGTGCTCTCAACATTCCCGGGGGGCTAGCCGCGCTTGTAGAACTACCCTATACGTTAGCTACGGGGGATCGCCCATTAACGCGGGCCGGGAACTGGGTTGGGGACGTGACAGGACTCCATCCGGGCAAGAAGGCAGAGGGACTACGCCAAGAGTACTCTCCGGAACGGCAAGCATCCGATACAGAAGCGAACGCCCAGTGGCAAGAGCGCGACTTGACAGACCAGACCCTCGAGCAGTGGGGTAACAATGCCTATTCACTGGTAACGCACCCAAGAAGTACGTTGGGTCACGTAGCCGGGTCAGCACCCGCGTTAGTGGGGGGTGGGCTACTTGGGGCAGCGGCCAAAAAGTTAGGGGAGAAAGTTGCGGTTGGAGTGGCAGAGGGCGTTGCTGGCCCAACCGTACCGGCCGTCCCCGGGTATCTGGAACGCGTTGTAGGTGAAAAGTGGGTAAACCCCGCCGCTGCCGGTATAGGCGAAGGAGGAGTAGCAGCTGGAGACCAGTTATCAGAGTACGACCCGGACCGTCCAAACCAACAACGCGCAGCTTGGGCTGCCCTAGGAACAGGTGCTACTACCGCAATTATCGGAGCTGGAGGCGCGCGTATCTCTGGTGCGCTCGGGCACAACGACATTGATATACTGGCGATGGGTGGTGGGCGAGCAGCTCGGCGCGAAGGGTCGGGGTTGGGGCTGGTGGCAAGGGCCGGGAGAGGGTTGTCCTCGATGGGGCTAGGGGCGACCGAAGAAGTGTTGCAGACTGGGCCAGAGAAGGTACTCTCTAACTATGCAAACGATAAACCCCTAGGGGCGGGTACAGGGCAAGCGATGGCCGAGGCTGGCGTGGCCGGGAGCATAATGAGTGCTGGTGGTTCCCTAATGGGGCATGGGGAGTCCGAAGCTGCCGTAGCCCAGCGTCAAGAGGGTATGAGACAACAAGCAGAGGCTCAACAGGTGGCGGCCCAGCAGCAGGCAGAGGCGCAGCAACAGGCAGCGCAGTTAGCAGAACAACGCGCGGCCGCACGGACATACGTAGAGCCGCAGCTCCCCTGGACAGAGTTCAGGGCGCAGTTCGATGCAGAGGATGGTGCCCGGCTAAAGAGGGAAACCGCAGAATATAAAGCTGCTGTAGAGGAGGCCATTGCAGACTTCCCCGCAGCACAAGCAGCGGCACGAGCGGCGGGTTCGGAATTGACGCTTAAGCAGCATGAAGCGAATGTTATGGCGCACCTCCCCAAGCCCGAGAAGAAGGGGGATGCCGGCACGGAGTGGAGTAAACGCATAGACCAACTGGTAGAAGAACACCTCACCCCCGCCCCTCAGGGCGTGACCAAGACGCTGTTCCCTGTAGAACCGGCTCCGCTGGTAGAAGAACAGCCGCAAGTAAATAATATACCCGGACTGGCGCCCCCTGGCGCTAATCTGGCAACTCCCCAAGCAGAGTTATTTGCCCCGCCACAACCCGCAGCTCCTGTTGCCCCGAAACCCATAGAGGCAACTCTGGAAACACCAGCAGAAGCCGGTGCGCGCGTCAACGCGCCTGTGCCACTGGGCGGGCTAGGTTTTGCTGGACTCACCAAGCCGAGTCAAAATACAATAAAAACCCTGGTCGAGGAGAAGAATTTCCCCGAGGCGATTGAGGCCATGAGGCAACACTTGGAGAACAGCAAGACTAAGGAAGGGCGGGACAAGCTCAACAAGGCTCAGAAGCGGAACGTCGAGAAGCTGATAGAGGTACTTATCAGGGCAGACGAGTCGAACAAGATTATAGTGGAGCAGGCAGCGTATGAGGCTGAGAACGAAAAAGTAGCAGCGGAGCGCGACAAGCAGGCTGAGAAACAACGAAACGCGCAGTACGACGCCGAGGAAAAATCCAAGAAGAACGCGGAGCTACGCGCGCGTCAGGATGAGGGACTAGCTGCACTCGGTGCCTTACGTGGCACGTCGCACGAGGTGGACGCGGCGTTTGCAAAACTAACTGCCGACAAGAAGGCAGCTGATGAAGCGGCCCAACAGGAAAGAGACAGTCTGGAAGGAGATGCACTCCAGCGTTCCATGTTCCTCCCGGAGCATCAAGGGATGATATTCGGTGGGGTTGAACCAGCGAGGGATATGTCTGTACCAGAGAGTACGCCATCGGTACCGAAGGTATCATCGAAGCAGAGTAATCTGGTTACACCTAAAGGTAATATATCAAAAGGAGCAACTCATGCCGTACAAGTCGGAAGCACAGAGGAAAAAGTTTCACGCACTCCTGGCGGAAAAGAAAATATCGCCCAAGACCGTGAAAGAGTGGGACAGCCAGAGCAGGGGATTAAACCTGCCCCCGAAAGTAAAGTCAAAGAAAAAGTAGCCCCTGCCCCCGCCAAGAAGGCTGAAGCGAAAAGTAAACCTCAGGTAGTGGCAGATAACAAAACTGCTGACGAGGAAGAGGCTACGAACCAGAAGAAGGAAGACGCGAAGTACGAGCGGGATAGGATAGCCAAACAAAAAAAGACGGCGACACCGGTTAACGAGACCGGCGAACCTACCGGAGAACCCACGGGACTAGACGCCAGAACCAACGAAATCGGTATTGACGAGATTGGTACAAGTACTGGGGACGAGGACACACAGTACGCCGAGCCAGCTACAGTAGAAAACCCGCATACCAAGAAGTCGATAGAAGATTTTCTCCTCGGATTGTTCCGATCGTCGGAGCGCCTGAACCGGGTTGTCGTGGTGTATGCGACGCAGGCAGAAGCCGCAACCAAGAACCCTGGTATGAAACTCAGCCAGGTCAAGTCACTCATTGGTGGGTTCACAACGGCAGATGGCAAAGTTGGTTTGATCGCCGAGCATATCTCGCGGGGTACGGAGCTGGGCATCACGCTGCATGAAATCGGCGTCCACCTCGGCATGGAGAAACTAATCGGCAAGGCGAACATGGAGTGGCTACAGAACCGCGTGACTGCGTGGTCGAAGCTGAACGACGGGTCCAAAGAAAACTTGGCCGCTATTGCTGCTGTACGTCAAGCCGAGGCGTCGTCTTCTGCGAATAAGGGGGAAGAACTCATTGCCTACATGGTCGACGAGCTAGTGACAAACCACGGTGTCAGCCCACAGGCATTCGGTACATCAAATATCGACCAGTGGTTCCGTCGCCTGTTCTCCGCGATGAAAATAGCCCTACGCAAAATTGGATTCAAGCGTCTGGACTTTAACGGACAGAACCTGATCGACCTAGCCTACGGCGCAGCAGAGCTGGAGATGAGCGACTCGGCTGGATGGCACGGAACAGCAGCGGAATTTAGAAAGTTCAACCACGAATATATGGGTTCCGGTGAAGGTGAGCAGGCATTCGGGTGGGGCACGTATCTGGCGCAGCGCGTCGGGATTGCGAAGGGCTACTGGAAGCAGGATGTGAACCGGAAAGGAGGGGTGTACCCAGACTTTGAGATCTATAAGGTGGGTGTTAGAACTATAATACCTAGTGCGGCATCTATTGATGACCAATACTTCTACGTAGCTGCGGAAACCGCGTACAAAGCAAAAAAACTGGGCAAGGACCTACAGGAACTCGTTACAGCCGGACGGCAAAAAATGGGGCGTTTTATAGAGCCTGAAGTCTTGGATTATTTGCAGTCTTTTATAGACTCGGGGGTGAGGGTGGAAGTCGCAGCCCCAGTGGTTCCGAAGGGCAATCTCATGCGCGTAGCTGCAAACGTACAGCCTGACGAAATGCTGGATTGGGACAAGCCTTTAAGTGAACAGAGCGAGAAGGTACGGGTGGGATGGGATAGGGCGTATAAGGATCATCTGTCTGCTAAGTTCAATAAGGGTGAGGGTATGAAAGGCAAGGCCCTGTATAACCACTTACAGGCGGTTCTAGGGTCAGACAAAGCTGCCTCAAAATACCTCGACTCTATCGGTATCAAGGGTATCAAGTTCTTGGACGCGGATAGTCGCGATTACGACGATCGGGTGTCGTACTTAAAGACGGACATTCAGACGATAGAGAAGGAGCTAGCAGAGCCGAAGCGTAACTGGTTGGCTACCACGTTCGGAGCAAAACGTGTACAGGATAAGTCTGACGCGGCGTGGAATTCTTACATGCAACAGAAACGTGAAAGCCTCACAGACCGTAAGCAAGAGCTTGCCCAACTAGAGAAGAGTGGGAAGACTTCCAATATCGTTATCTTCAACGATAAGAACCTTGTGCGCGTAAAGACTCACCCTGGCGCAGCTCGGGAGAGTGTCCAGTTTTCAGAAAGGTCGATGACAGTATCACCAACGTCTCCATCGAGGGGTGTGTGGGAAAAAGCTGGCGCGGCGTTTGATTCGTTCTTCCGTGACCCTATGGCGGCGCTGGGTAGTCATAATCTCGGGTGGCTGTCGCTGGACCATCTCGTCGAGGTGGCGCGGGGTACCAACGATAAGCTCGCGGAATACCGCGCGGTATCCAGGGCGATGCAGTCCATGTCGAAAGAGTGGGTGGTCAAGGCTGCCAAGATAGACGCTGAGTGGGGTAAGCTCGACGGCAAACCCGGTGGTATGGCAGACCAACTTCACGACGTCATGCGGCTGTCGACGCGCGCCAAGTTTGACCCAACGCTGAATGTCGCGCCGGTTAATGCCGAGGAGACTAAAGTAGCCGGTATGTTTATTAAGCTGTCTCCCGATGCAGTCAAGGTGTTCAAAGCAGCACGAGACCATTACGCAGCAGTCAGAGTGGAACGACAAGACATCGCCAGTAGCATATTAACCTCCGCGCATAGACTGATAATTGCGTCGGCCAAGAAATCCGGCGATGCGAAAAGGATTGCCAAGGCAGAAGGGGACTTGGCGCGCCAGCTGGGTAACCTGGACAAGAAATACAAAGAGACCAAGGGGCCGTACTTCCCGTTGATGCGTATTGGAAAATGGTACGCGACCGGCATGTCCAAAACTCTAGCTGACTTGGAGCGTATCGAAGATCCTTCGGCTGCCGAAGAGAAGAAGATATCCGAACTACGGAAAGACGAAGCCCACTACACCGTGTCAGCCTACTCATCGAAGAGTAAAGCAGAAGCTGCGGTAAAAGAACTGTCGGCGAAATATGCGGTGACCAAGTTCAACATGGCCGAGGAAAAAAGTTACGCTCCGCGTGTACTGGCGGCCGCAGGTATGCAGGAGGTGGAAAAGTACCTCGATTCGTTCGACAAGGGCGTAGCAGACGAGATTCGCACCATGATGGCGGAGATATATTACGAGTCCCTCCCGGAGCACCATACTCTCAAGCACGAGATGAAGCGGGAAGGCGTTCACGGGGAAGAGAAAGACATGCGGCGGGTGTTTGCTCGGTCGGCCCTCAGTAGCGCCCACTACCTCAGTCGCCTGAAATATACTGACCAGCTCAAAAGCGCGATGTTCGCCATCAGCGAGGAAGGGGATAAAGGCCCCGACGCCCGGAAGTATTACAACGAAATAGTTATGCGATCCAGACAGGACATGGAAGAGACCAACGCTCCGTGGGCAGACAAACTCGCTGCTGTATCCTACTTGGCACACTTGGGGGCAAACCCGGCGTTCATACTTACCAACGCAACACAGGTAGCGATGATTACTACCCCATGGCTGGCAGCCAGGACATCGACAGCGAAAGCTACAGCCGCGCTAATGAAAGCATATGGTACTTCGGCGAACCTGATTGTCTCGTCGTATAACGAACAAGGATGGCGCGCGGAGTTGAACTGGGAAGGTAAGGTACCTGCCGGGGTCGCGAGTATGCTGGACACTCTGCTGAAGCGGAACCTGCTGGATATAACCATCGAGCATGACCTCGGAGCTATCGCCGAGTTTAAGAGCCATGCGCTGGGCGACAAACTGAAAATGGCTAACCTACCGGTGCATATAACCGAGTTGGCTAACCGGTCAGTTACGGCCATCGCAGCGTACAACTTGGCTATAAACGAGCTGAAGATGAATCAGGCTGAGGCTGAGGAATTTGCGTCTACGGCGGTATCTGCTACACAGTTGGACTATTCGGCATTAAACGCACCGCGCCACATGCGGCGGGTTCTCGGGAGTGCCCCGGCGGCCAAGGTTATTATGCAGTTCCGTAAGTACCAGCAGGGCATGCTGTGGCTGATTGGGCGTAGCATATATGTTGCGCTGATTGGTAAAGGTGCCACTCCGAAAGAAAGATGGGAGGCCGGGAAAACTCTGTTCGGTCTGTTCACCACCACAGGAATAATGGCTGGCACACTGGGCATGCCCATGGCTGGAAGTGCGCTGTGGATAGCGAGCGCGCTCGCTTCGTTCGGCGGCCCTGACGACGAGCCAGAGGATTACCGGGTGAAGTACCAGAACTGGCTAGCTGAGTTGGTGGGGGTAAAGACTGCCACTGCGATTACGAAGGGTCTCCCTGCCGCGCTGTGGGGCATGGATCTGGAGAAACGGCTGGGCCAGGGGGACATTGCCTCACCTCTTCCATTTATGCGGCACGGTAAGAGCACGGAGGAGAAAACTGGGTACGGGCTACTGGCTGCGGCTGGTGCGCCGGTAGGAACTCTGGTTGATATGGTGAATGGTGCCCAGCTAATGGGGCAGGGGGAGTGGCACAAGGGGATGGAGAAATTTGTACCTGCGAAGGGAATCCAGAACTTAATCCGCGCGCACCGGTTCGGGCTCGATGGTATGACCGACAAGCGAGGGAACACAATTCTCCCGCCCGACGAGTTCGATATGGCCGATATTGGTCTGAAAGCGGCAGGGTTTGCTACAACTAAGGAGTCGCAGTACTACGAAGGAACCCAGGCCATTCAGGAAGCCAAGGCTGCAGCCACCGAAGTCAGGTCCCGCCTCTTGGATAAGTTTGCGCAGGCAAGGCTGGCTGGCGAGGACACCGGTGACATTATGGATGCCATAAACGACTTCAACGACAGGCACCCCGAGAAGGGGGTTCGCATTGACGCCTCCAGTCGGTTGAAATCCGTCCAGGCCCACAAGATGGCCGCGCGGCAGCGTAGTGAATCCGGCATATCCATGAGTAAGCAGAACAAGGCATTCGCACCTCTGGCGAACTTCGCACAAGAAGAGTAGCAAAAGGAAAGGCCACCGAAAGGTGGCCCGGTACTGCTACACTCAGAGGAGGCTGAATGAGTTATAAGAATAACCTATCTACGTTGTAGATGCAACCTCCTGCCTTTTCCGTCCCATGAGGGATACCACCTTGGCGATAGTCGGGTCTGCCGACGCAGAAGTCTCCATCTTTTCCAGGTCAACTATGTAGCACCTGAACTGCCCCATCGAGATTTCAGTACCCTTCGCTGGGAACCTGAGAACCGCCTCGGGGGAGACTAGCCACCCGCGCGACCACGCCGCTGTCATCATGGCTCGCATGCTAACTTGGTGGGTGGTGCACCACTTGTGTATGGCTGGCTGAATAATATACGCCCTGGCCTCATCCATAACAGAACGCCCTGTATAGGGTGCGCGTGGCTCCCGCAGGATGGATGGGAATACAGGGCTCTTGATACGTTTATCCCCTTGCACGTCTGTCACGATGAGCCCGGGTGACAGGTCATTCAACATCCTGTTGAAGCAATCCGCTGGGGAAGCCACCATGAGGGAGTTATCTAACCGCATATCAGCGATCTTCCCGACAACCCACCTGATTATACCGGCGATATTGAAACGAGTGAGCCCTAGCTTGTTGGCGATCATCAGCCCCACGATGATGACTGTGATGCCGGCGGACCAGAACCTATCCTTGCGGTTCAGTTTTGCTTTATTGTCGATGAGTTTCTGTACGCTGAACAGCATTTCTTTTACTTCCGCTCTGTGCTTTTGTACCCAGGTTATGTACTCCAGCCCGACCCATCCGTACTGCTCGACCAGTTCCAGAAATATATCATCGGCCCCGTCCTTATTGAGCTTGGACACGTTGTCAAACTGAAACTCTATTATCCGTGCCAGCTCTGCGTCGGCTCCGGGTTTGGCACTGGAAATTATACTGGTCAACGACTTGTTGGCATTAGTCAGCATGAGCGACGCCCATGAGTGCCTGTTCAGGTTGAGAACCCCTGTCTGGTTGAGGGTAATACGCCCCGACCCCTGACTGAACGTGTACGCCATTTCGGATATTTCATCCGGGTCGCAGTTTGTCATTTCATCTATGACAACAGGGAAGCTGTGCAATACCCCGGCCATCGCATACATAGCCTTGAGAGACGCCTGTTCACGTGTTAGTGTTAAGTCTCCCGGCCTACCAGACCCCCAGATTCCCATGGCCAGCTGCGCAGCGGTCGATTTACCCTGCCCCGAGTCGTGTGAGATTGCAGAGACGACTGCCCCACCACGGAGGTTCATCAGGTGCATCAAGGGGGAGCCGAATCCCGCGCCCAGAATGAACTGATACTGTTCCTGGTCTTCGTAGTTATACGCCTTGTCGATCAGCTCTACCCACCGGTCTCTCGATCCCCTCGGCTCGAATAGTCCCTTTGCCGCCAGTTGCGCGGCACTACCGCCGAGCCGTACAGTTCTGTGTTCCCCATCGGGGGATATGAGTGTATCTCCGACAACGAAGTTATCCCCGTTCCATCCGAAATGCACGTACGACTCTGACCCTAGCGAGTTCTTCTTTATGTCACTAGCCCAATTAGTTATGTAGGCTTCCATGTTAATTTTCCCCCCCGGTATAGATACAACACCCTGGTCGCCTAGCTCCTTGAAAAGTGCCTGACCTCCGGCGCCTATGGCACCTCCAGTTAAATTAAAATCTTTGAACGAACCCTCGCGCTCGCGAAGTCTCCACATAGAGACATGCTTGCCTTCTTCACTATCGAAGTAGCTGAACGGGTAGAAGAAAAACTCGCAGAACGCTTCCCACTTGAACTCGGTCTTATCACTGGTCTTGGTCAGTTCTTTGTCGACAACTGATTTCCACAGCTTTCCGTTATCCCACTTGAATGAGTGCGTCATGCTGCCCGGTATGGCCGGCACTTCTATAATTTCCTCGAATACTTGGCACTCGACGACAGTTCGAACAACCTCTGTCATCAGCACTTTGGAGTAACCTAGAACTATCGGGGAGGTGATAGTCCCCCTGTGCTTGCAGCCCGAGCAGTGTCCGGGTAATTCCAGCGCGGAGTCGCGCTCTATTACAGCGCAGGTAGCCGCGCTTGCCCCCCACGACTCAGCTTTTCTCTCGGCCTTTTCGGGGGCGTATCCCGGGTGGCCATCGGAGAAATCATGAATGGCTGTCTTGGCTTCTATCGTATGCTTTACCAGTCCCAGCGTATTGAACCAGATGGGGTATGAGACGTTGCCCCTGAGTTCTCCCACTTTCCTGATGAGGCTGCACTCTTTTACTATTTCCAAGATAGAGGATGGGCGGTACTCAACCATGCTCTCCGCCATCTCGTTCATACTCATGTCTTCACCGGCATACTCTCCGCCGCCTAGTGGCAGGGCTTCGAACGACCGAGTCTCTCTGGGAGGTGCGACAGACAGCTTACTGGTAAATTCTTCCAGCGTTATCAGCTCTCTCACGCGCCCTATGAGAGCCACTTCTACGTCAGGGGTATCGGCCTTGCGGTTGTGCATGCCTATGGGGCGCAGTACGCGGGATCTGTCAGTAGTGCAGGACGAGTCGTGCTTGATGTTGTGTGCGTCCAAGGTGCTGCGCCATGCGCCAGCGACCAGCGACCAGTCTTCCCCCGAGATGCTCTCGGTCAGAACCCAGTACGCGTGGATGCCATACCCGGAATTTACCAGTAGCGTTGGGAGCGGGAGTGACGTTTCGGTACACAGACGCTTAATGTCTTTAACTGCCGTCGCCTGATCTGGGTAATCCTTCGACCTGCCCTTGACATCCAGGTCTAGCCAGAAACTCTTTACTCGGTCCACGTTTTCCTGGGTACGCTTCTTCGTCTTACCCCCGGCGTCTGTATAGTACGGGAGTTTGAACGAACTCATAGCGAAGTAGATATTGCTTCCCGGGCGTCTGTCTTTCTTCAGTGCTGTTGCTGCGGCTTCTTCTGGGGTGGTGGCTAGGTGGTGGTCTGGGTATCCCTTGGAGTCTAATTCCAGGACAAAAAAGTTATTTCCTTCCGGCAAAATGAGTGCCAGAAACTGTTGTGTGTTCAATGGGACCTCCTCCGCGTGAACGACGAATAATACGCTCGATTCGTCAGATTGTTAAGCTGCAGGCGCTGATTTTTTTATCGTGTTGATTATTATGGCCTGTATTTGTTCACTCCGCAGGTTCGCGGCGGTGCGAGTATATGGTGTGTCGCCAACGGGTAAGTCCCCACTTTCAGTCGCAACTACGATTGTTGCTAGAAGTTTATTTACACGGGCTTCGCGCAGTGCGTGGGGTTTGGACCCCCTGTACCACTTATAAACCATGTTGCGGGATACCCCGATAAGTTGGGCAAACTCGGGGACAGTCAGCCCCGCCGCCTTTAGTGTGTCTTTCATGTTAATCATATTGTTTCTCCTGAAGAGGGGGCCGAAGCCCCCGTTAAGTTTAGTCGACCAGGTTGGCAAGTGCGGAGTTGAACTCGTCGCTAAGTGAGTTCGTTACCGGCGTTTTTGTTTCTACCGTTGGGGTCGGGGCTGGTTCGTCCTCAGTGGCCTCTAGTGCATCCATCTCGGCCTTGAGTTTAGCCATCTTCGCAGCAGCCGCTGCTTTCTTCTTCGCCGCTGCCTTATCAGCTTCCGCCTTCTCGGCAATCTTAGGGTCGGGAGCCGACGGAGCACTTACAGGCGCCGCAATAGCCGGAGCGCTTGTAGCTGCCGGGGCACTGGACGGTACTATAGAACTCTTGCCAGTGATGGCGAGTACCAGCGATGAGGTTGACAGAGCCTTGGACTTCGCATATCCAGTACTGTCCATCTTGCCTATGGCCTGGAAGAGCATGACCCCGGATACGTCTGTATCGAAGCTGATACGAACTACCACAGCCCCCAGCGGGATGCGCTTGTCCGAGACTGTCTTCGCCATTGCCGCGAAGTTTTTCAGCGATGCAGGTGGCACCCTGAGCATAAACTGGTCATCCAGGGCCGCCGGAATAGCGACTGCCAGCCGAAGAACGTCGGAGCATGCCTTGCCCTTGGTGGCCTCACCCTTGTCATTTTTACCGGTACCCCATACGTTATGGGGGCACAGCGCGCAGGAGGAACACTGGATGTTCTTGGCTTGTGCATCTGGAATAAGCCCGTCGTTAGAGAAGCAGTCAGGCTTTTCTTCTGAACCCTCAACCCACCCGTCGACGTAGTAAGTCTTGCTCCTCTGGAGGGCAATAACCGCCATATCTATAAATGACGCTGGCTCGTCTGGGTCAGCAGGGTTAGCCTTTGGGCGGGAGATGATAGTCTTCTCCCCGTCGCGCTTGACGTGGAACCTATTCCCCTTGATCGAAATGACTGGGAACTTCACTGAGGCAAACTCAGCGGCCGCCGCGTTCATGGCAAAGTCGCTTGGGTCGTATACTGTTACGTCTGTTACGCTGTCGAATGGTGTAATTTGCATCATGATATTTTTCCTTTTAGTTATGAATTGTGTTTTTAGAGTATTTCTACCCAGTTATCAGCCAAGATTCTTTCTTGGGTAGTTACCCATTCCCCCGAGTAATCCCCCTCGTGAACCATTATTTTCTTGTGGGGCATCTCTACCCAATGGTCGGTGGCCCAAGTATCGCGCCTGAACCTTGCCCCGTCTTTTGTTTTCAGTGTTCGTACTACAACTCCTATATCTACCATACTGCCTCCTCTTACCTAGTTTTCGGTCTGTTGATCGAAAGTTTCTCTATCCGCGTAACGGATACCCCCGGCGGCAACTTTTTATTAGCTTCAATATACTCGTTGACCGCCGTATTATTTACCCGGCTCTCCAGGAAGTTGAACATATCTTCCTCCTTCACGAACTGCATAAATGCGTCTCGATCGGCTACTTTTGATGTAGAGGAGACCTTCTTGAAGAACGTCCCGTTCTCGGTGTTGCCACCCCTTTGTCCCGTCTTGTTGAGGAACGTCATTAGCCGAGTCTCGATTATCTCCATCTGGGCTGTTATTTCGCTAGCTTCTGCCGCAGCTACTGCGGCGCGCCTAGCCTTGAACTCACGCAGCTTTATGTACTTTGCCACGTCTTTACTTACTTCTGGTGCGTCACTGACTGGCAGTGACCCTGCTTCGCTCTCATCCATTAGATCCTCCTATCTATGAGTTATAAGTATACACTATTTTGTTAACTCTGTTTACATTTTCATATTTCCTCCCGTCACAATGCTTATTAGTGTTTTAGCCTGGTTCATAGCATCATCCAGCGCGTTGTGTGCGGTGCCGAGAGGGGCGATTTTTATATCGGGTCGTGTTGCCTTGATAGTTCTGTAACACCTGTCCCCACTATACTGCCATGGTACCTCCACTCCAGCTCTAACGTACGCCGACCGCAGAATAACATTGTCGAAAGCCGCGCCATTCCCCCATATTTTTCCTCTGGTCGTAAACTCCTGTCCCTTAATCCACAAACTAAAGTCATCCAGCGCGCAGTGTATATGGATACTAGGTCTCGCAAACTCCTTCCTGGCCGCGTCATCCTGTTTCATCCACCAAAGTATGGTACTGACATCTATCTCTCCTCCGTACTCTACCGAAGAGGCAAGGTCTACTACCCGGTAAAAGGTACTTCCTAGTCCTCCAGTCGGCTCGAACGCCACTGCCCCGATAGCTATAATCGCCGCGTTGGGGCCGGTACCCATCGTCTCTAAATCCAACATTACATTATCCATTTACATATCCTCCTTGATTAACTCTAACAATGTGCCCTGTATTTGCTCCTTGTCTTTCAACTTCTTGTACATCCTCCTCTCTACTTCTGACCCTTCAAGGTGAACTATGAAGGTACTCCGCGTCTGCCCGGGTCGGGTTATTCTTCCGTTGGCCTGGGTATACTCATTCGGGTTATTCGTCGGTATGTACCAAATGATCGTATTGGCTGATACCAACGTGAGCCCGTGAGCCATGCAGCGGGGGTGGGCAACGATTACGTGAACCCCGCCGGGGGATTTAAAGTCCTCAAATATCCTGACCCTCTCGTTTTTACTGACCCCACCGTGCACAACCTCTGTCTTCCACGTCTTGCCTAATTCCTCGGCTACGCTGTGCAGCCCCCCGGTCAGGGCGATAAATACAATTACCTTACCCTGAGAGGCCTCAATCAGACCCTTCAGCTCGTCCGTCCGAGTATCAGACTTTATGTACAGCACCTCACCGTCTGGGCCATATGCCGCGCCACAGGCGATTTGAACCAACTTGCCCATCTTGACCGCCTCGTTTACCGCCACAATCTGACCCTGCCCCGCCTCGGCGACCAGTGAGTTCATCATCTGCTTGTATGCCTTGTTCTGGTCGTCAGTCATGGGGACGTACCGGCTCACATACATCGTGGGCGGCAAGTCGACACATTCGTCCCGCCTGAACAACGTGGCTGGCTGCATGGCGTCTTTGACTATCTCAAGGGCGTTATCCCTCGGCACCCACTTGTACTGGGATACCTGCCGCATGACCAAGTCTCGGAACTTCCCGAAGTACTGGGGTACTTTACTTGGGTTGACCAACCGGCATTGCGCCCATGCGTCCGTCACCTTGTTCGGTATCGGAGTACCCGTAAGCCCCCAGAAATACTTCCTCCCCTCAACTAGCACCTTGAGTGCCTTCCACCTGTCAGTGCCAGCATTTTTAAAGTCTGCCAACTCATCTACGCACAGCACGTCGATGTCCTTCCGAGCCGTGAGGGCGCGCAGGATTTCTGGAACCTTCAGCCCGTCGTGGTTAATGATGTAAACGTCCGCCGGAAATGCCAGCTGCCCCACCCGTTTAGCCGCCGACCCATAGAGAACTTGGTACTGCAAGTGGGGGAGGTGCTCCCACATCTCGTTCGCCCATACCGTTTCCATCGTAGACAGCGGGGTTACCACCAGCATCGACTTCGCATGGCCAATACTACGCAGGTAGTCAAACGCCCACAGAGTACTGAGGGTCTTGCCCGTCCCCAAATCGTTAAGAACAAAGTGCCGCTTGCTCATCGTCAGATTCGATGCCGTTACCACCTGAGCATACAGCGGGTTAGGGTACCTGCTCGGCCAGTTATAATACTGCGTCACCGGTGACGGTATATCGTACCCCATGTTGTTAAGCACGATCGTCTCGTCGAGTGCGTGAGGAACAACGACCAGGTTGACCCCCTTGTACAGCATCCGTTTAGCAGTAGGGATTACTGTCAGTATTCGTTCGGGGGTGCTGTCCCTGACTATTATGCTCCGCTTGTCACTTACAACTAATGCCTTACGCATGTGCGTCCCGTACCTGTTCCAACCACCTCCGCAGCTCGTCATACCCTTCCTCGCCCGAGATGACGAAGACCTTGCCTCCCGACGCACGGATACCTTGGATGGTAAACTCCTGCCTGGGGGTGGGCTTCTTCCCCGGTGCCTTAGTTTCTATCGCGTAGTACCTTCCGAAGTAACACCCCACAAAGTCGAGCGAAGGCGACCCCATACCGTTTTGCACAGGACAGTGGTAGTACGACCCATATGTTACAAGGATCTTCTTCACTGCCGTTTTTACTATCCCCTCTGGTGTAGCCATTTTTATTCCTCCTATTTGCAGTCCTCTATCGCCCGCCTTAGCTCCTCCGCCCGCCTTGCTTCACCCCCCGGCCCTGCTGTAATTCTGTTCTCATACCCTAGCGGGGGCCCCCCGTATATAAAGTCCAGTAGCTCTCTAACTTCCTGCACCCCGTAGTGGGTATGTCCCCCTTTCGGGCGACCGCACTGGTACATGCTGGTGAATTGTAGTTCTACGAACCGCGCTGCTATGTGTCTTTGTTGCATAATTCCTCCTGTTAATGTGGCCCGTCCTTACAGAACTCAGAGGATAACGCGATGGCTGCTCGGCTACCTCGTAAGTCGATCACCTGCGATCTAAGACGGATAATTATTTTCATCATTTCTATTTCTTTTCGAGTTGCGCCGGAGTCAGAGGCAACGCTTCTAAGAAGTGCCGCCTCCCCCCGCAGTTCCTCAATTTCCTCGTCAGGAACTGTTATATAAAACATATCTTCCCCTACTTGGTAGAGTATTGGCACTGAGACATCTTCGCTGGACACCAGGGGCAGAGACCGCTAGGTTTACACGGCCAAACATCCTTCTCATATGCCTGGGCCAGCCGCTCAACCTTGGGTAAAAAGTGCCCCCAGATTCGCGCCTTGTCCTGCGGGAAGAAAACCTCCTTGTCGATCTTCCGTTCCTTCAGCCATAAGTACCCAGTCTTGACCCGCTCTACACCAGGGTTCAGTGCAAACTCGAACCCCGCGAACAGCATCAGCTGGTCTGCATCGACTTTCCTCTTGCCTGTTTTGTAGTCGATGATGACTGACTGGATGGGATAGCTGTACCGTATGCTGAGGTCGAGCTTACCCCTGGCCCATACGTTTTTATCCCAGTACCCGCAAGGCTCGAGCGCCTCCGTTATACCCACACTTTGCTCCGCCAGTAAGTCCCCTCCGCCACGTTCCATCGTTACCACGTGTGGTTCCATCCAGTCTAGTTCTTTTGGGAGGGGGTCCTGCAGCCGGACTCGGTCTTCCAGATACTTGTGAACAGCGTTCCCATAGGTCATGGCTTCTGACCCCTCGCTCTTGCACTCCTTGGTCACCCTCTTGAGTTGGTAGCTCCTTGGGCAGTTCAGGAAGTCATTGAGCGAACTGTAACTCCAAGCCGGCATTGTAGTCATAGCACCTTCCTCTCGTAAGTGCGCAGTTCGCAGTGAGTCGCAATCGCCGCTGACATACCGTTCGGCTGGTTAACCAGCATCTCGCTAATCTGGTCTTTGTTGCATAGCCAGTAGACGCTGGTGACTTCGGGGTACTTGGCCTTCTGGTACCCCCTTGCGATACCCAACAATAACCCCGTGATTGCCAAGGCTGCTAACACACCGATAACCCGCCATCCATTTTCACTTATCTTCATGTTCCTCCCTTCTCGTACTTGACTTTCCCAACCAGACCTAAGTACCCAATCTGGTCAACAAGGTTGTCCCGTCTGGAACTGCCGGTAAGTTCCCGGCTCATTTTCAAAAGTGCCATCATCTGGCACACATCTACACTATTTACGACAATCGGTATCTTGAACCGATGAAGTATGTAGGTTGACCAGAAATCGGCGATGGAGTTAAGGCAAACTCCCGGGTCCCCATGCGCGTCTTGCCTTTCCCCGTTAATGAGAGTGTGCGCTTCCTGTAATACTGTTACGTCGACCGCAGGACCGACTGATCCACTGTTCTTGGGCATACATCCTCCTTGAGTAAATTAACGTTGAACTTCTTCTGTACCCACTCACATATCTCGTCTATGGTATCAGCCACCAATAGTATTTCCCCGGTGAGGTTGTCCACTACGTGGAGATACACCCCCTCTGGCTGAACCGCAAACGCTCTCGATGACAAGTACTCTGTTACTGCTAAATAGCTTCCAAATACGTCTGTACCCATGTGTTACCTCCTCTTAGTTATTTTGCATCTCCATAAGAATCGGCGAAGTCTCCCTTTGCCGATAGGGGTAAACCTACCGCCCACTCGGGAACCGTCTCCATACACGCGTTAATCTCCTTCAGGACGCGCTCTGCCTGATTTTTTAGTGCTAGTGCTACTACTTCATCGTGAACCTGCAAGATCGTCCTATGACCCTTCAGATACATTCTAACCATGGCTTCTTTTACGTATGCTCCGGCCAGGGCCTGGCATAGATTCTCCACCACTTTGCCGCCGTACATCTTGACGCGCTGGATGCGGCCTTCCTTCCGGCGAAGGCACGAGAAGTCTCCATCCTTGGACAGCTCCAGTTCCTTGAAGTGCAGCCACATCCCGTTGGGTAGCAGCAGCTTGTCCTTCGCTGTCTGGAACATGAGAATCTTCTCTCCGGTGCCTTCGTACATGGCGCGGAGCAGTCGTTCCCCAGTTTTCCATAGCTCAGGTATCGCTAGGTTTTTCTCCCTGAACGTGTTGATGATCTTGAATGCGCATGCTACGTGCTTGAGCCACTCGACATCACCTAGCCCTGCCGGTTGCAGTTCTACTATTCGGGCCAGTAAGTCGGGCTTGTCACTAATGAATCGTGAGTACCCTCTTACATCGGCTCCGAGGAGGTCGACCATTGCATCATCGAAGAACACTCCCTCAGCCCCCAGCATACCCGAATAAATCATCGACGCAAACTTTAAGTGCCCCAGGCCGTACCCGCAATTATGTACTAGCTTTCCAGATACAATAAAGCGATGGCGGGGTCCGGCATTGGTAATATCGTACGTTCGCATAATCCCGATGTCTTCCGGTTTACTGTGGCATTTGCCATGTCGCTTTTCCTGACGTGTGCAACGCCCTCGGATAATGCTGCCTGTTACGGCGGCATCTCCGAAATAGCACGTTCCCCCACCTTGGACAAATACAACGTGGTCAGATGTCGCGGTAAGCCCGTCGTATCGTATGACATGCTTATCCCCCTGATACACTACTCCCGTGTGTGTAACCCATTCCTCCCCGTCCCATACCTTCATGCCTACTGTTACCTTTTCTATAGGAACTTCCCCTATATCTGTCGCCACTAACTCACCTTCCGCTATGCAGCCCAAAACTACTGCCTTACCTATGAACCCGGCTATGTAGTCATCCGGATTTTTCTCCCGGTCAACGTGCCGACTGAAGATGACGCTCGCCATTTCCGAGTACACGTCCCGACCCTGGGCGAATGCTTCGACCACGTTATGCTGCCCAGCTAGCCATGCCAGTATCCTAGCTTCTATCTGTGCTGCGTCTGATACGACAACACACTGACCTTCAGGTGCGCGCAGTGCCTTCCGCAGTAGTCCGGCATCTGGGTCTTTACTCCCTCGTACAGAGGGCAGGTTCTGCATGTTGACCTTGGCCGAGCTACTAGCCGCATACCGCCCGGTGCCCGCGCCGTAATAGGTAAGTGCCACAGGCATGCTTCCCATACGCTTCTGTATCCCCAGAAAACGCTCGGCGCGCGACTGCTTGATAGTAGACTTGAGACCCAGCCGCGCCTCCACCGCCCACCGCACCAGCTCATCTTCATGCTCACCCAGTGCCTTGAAGTCCACGTCACTCTTGGCAAACGCCCAGGCATATACCGGACTACCTAGCTTCTCTGACTTCTTGACTGACAACTTCTTTGGCGGTACTACCCCAAGGTTCTGGAGCAGCATGGCAAACTTAGGGTCACTCCGCAGATCTTCCATCGTACACCCTGCAGCCTGCAGCAGTTTCCCTTTCTTTATGTCTCCCAGCTCCAGCTCACGGAGAATCGGTATGGGGTCCAGCTCGAACGACGGCTCGGTAAACATGCGCGTTGTAATATCTATCACGACCAACTCCGACCTGGAAATCTCAGGACGTAGTATCTTCCACAACTTCCATGTCATGTTTGAGTCGTTCTCGCAGTACTCCCCGAGTTTCCGCATCAGAGACGGCGATGGACTCCTTACCCCATCCATATGCAAGAGGGTATCCCCCTTGTCACCGATACCATACCGCTCGCACAGCGCCGCCAGAGACAGCTTACTCTCGTTGCCGAGTATCCCCCTGGCCATAGACAGCGTATCTATGAGGAACTTAGGCTTCACCCCGTACTTCCAGTTGAGAATTGCCATATCAAACTGCGCGTTGTGTGATATGACCGCGTGTTCGTGCAGCTTGAGTTGCCTCAGCATGAACTCCGCACGCTCTTCGGGAACCCAGTGCGCCTTCCCCCCGTTACGAAGGACCGAGAACCCGAAGCACTTAAACCTTGGGTCGTTTATATATTCCTCGGTGGTCATGCAGCGCAGTGAGTATTTCGCCTTCGAGTCAAAGTATGTCTCGAAGTCCAGTACAAAATAATCCATTCATCCTCCCCTTATTTACATTTACTCCCAGACTGCGGGCAGAAGCACCATCGCTATCAGCCCGACCATGACATACCCCGCCGTATCTATTATCATTTTATTGCCCCTGCTTTCGTTCTGGGGAACGACCTGTTATCTGATACACTCTGAACCCGCAGATTACTCTGCGCCCCTGACCCCCCCTTACTGAGAGGCTTCTTATGATCCACGTCTTTCCCATCGAATGGTTTGACAAGACCGGCCTTCTCCATATCCCGCCGAGCCTGCTTACGCTCGATGTTTTTCTCTGCCCCACCTCGGGCCAACTCTGTTTTTCTTTCCTGTTTCAGATCCCGCTTGTATCCTGGTGAACTTGGCATTTTATTTCTCCTTAAATTTAGCTACTATCTTACAAGCACGTTCGACGCACTCTGTTAAATCTGTTCCAATGACCGTTACCGCGCATCCGTGATCGTCGATGCTTAACGTGGCTTTATACATGCCGTGTTCACCAACCTCTTCTATAGATTGAATTTCACATTTTGGCATTTCTATTCTCCTTAGTTAAGTTTCTCGTTCTTCGTACTCTTTAAGTGACTCTTCCGCCCGCGTAGCTTCGGCTTGTGCTTCTAGTCCATCTGCACGATCTATGCTCTCCTTGAGTCTCCCCAGTAGGTGAGACTCTACCTCCGATACCCCGCCCGTGCTTTCCAAGCAAGAGATTAACTCCTCGTCAGTCATCGAGGGCAGGTATGGCAGTTTACGCCTTACCAGGCGGTACATCGACTTAAATGTGTAGTCAGTATAGAACCTGATTTTCCCATCTTCACCTTCGAGTGCCCAGCTGTCAGGCCACATCGTGTGTATGACGCGCCCGTTCTCCCGCACCGTGAGGAACTTGTCTCGGTAAAGCGTACCAGTCATGCCGTGCCTACCTAAAAACTCAGCAACTGCCTGTGTATTGCTACCCTCCCATTGAATGCACTCGGCTAGCCTTGGGATTCTTTCGTGTGTTGGATTCATTGTTATGCTCCCCTCTAATGTTAATCACTTCATGCGGTTTTCTTCCCAGGTTAAAAAATAGGGAGTCCAAGTCCAACTTCGGTCTGCTGTTAAGTCCCTGCTCCTCCAGCTTGGAGGTGCTGGACACACTAAGGGGAAATATCCGTGCTTGGTACACCCCGTAGTTCTTGCCGGTACGTTTCGCACAGCATTCACCCACCTTCTTGAGAATGCCCATCTTGAGCAAGAACACCAGGCGCACCGCTATTCTGTTGCGGTCTTTTGATATGTCCTTCCCGAGGAACTCCTCGAAGTCCCAGTGAGTGAACTCCTTGTCCAACCCATAATCACTTTCAATCTTTGCGTATACCTTGGAGAGGATACCTCCCCGGGGGTTACAGTTAGCCATCAAATTCTCCTATTCAAGTGCTTCAAATTGCGCCCGAACCATCGGGCAGGTTTTGGTTAGTTCCCTTGTGTTTTCCATGACGTTTATTAGTGATGTAGGCCAGCTTTTTTCTTTCGTACACCAACGTGTACCTTCTTCGGTTCTCATGTGTGGACATAGTGCTTCGTCAACATCACACCCCGTAATCTCAACCATAAAACTGACTTTCATTGGCGGGTCTACCAACATACGTGATTCAAGGTGAGGGAGTGGTTGTTTATCCTTCGTCCACTGTTCCTTGTCCTTTGCTAGTGCTGACGCGAGTTGACCGCTTGGCACTCCACCAGCACCGCCGCCAGCATGTGTCGGGTAATAAACCTTCCCAGCAGTAGGATACGTTCCACCACCAGCGCCGCCGCCAGCATGTGTCGGGTAATAAACCTTCCCATCTTTGCGTAGCGCCTCTAGAAAACTTTCTACATTACGCATCTCTTTTCGCGTCAGCATGAACGCGCGGTACACTCTCTCGTCTTTATCCATTTCTATCTCCTTAAATTAAAGTTGTGTTTCCAAAACACACGCGGCAGTGTAGTCCTCTACCTGTGCGCATCGAAGTTCTCTACCCTGAACAGTAGGTTTCCATTCTCGTACACATCGACTACCTCCATGCTACGTACTCCAGCTTCTTCCATGATGTCCACGACCTGGGAGAGGGTGACACTCCTCGTCTTGAATTTTAAAGCCCAGATGTCCTCTGCCATGTCGAACACCATGACGTGTTCTATCTTCGCTCCCTGGTCCCCCTCGCCCATCAGCAGGCGAGTAAGTTTAGTTTCGATGCGCCGCGCTCGGTCTAGTATTTCTTTTATTGAATCTATCATATCATCTCACCCAGTAAGTTTCCCCATCGAAATCGACGGAGGTGTAATCTTGTTTCAGTGCATCATAGTCATACGATATGGTTACCCATGAGGGTAAGTCTTTCCCAAAATCGTAACAGTCACCTATCATTTCATCCATGGCCTTCTCAAAGTAACTGTCTCGGATTAGCTGTGCTCCGTAACTCCAGTCGTCAGCTGAGTTTTCCCCCTGACTCGCTAGGTCTTTCAGGGCTTCGAGTTCCAGTCCGTCGCTACTGGTTTTCCACTCTTTTATCTTTCCATCCAGTTCGTTTCTCTCTGTTATCCGATCATCGTCACCCTCTGTCTCATCCCTCTGGTCTTCCAGATCCTGAAGATCACTATAAAGTTCCTCTATCCGGGTGATCACATCGCTACTATCTATCGTGTCGTCGGTGTTGCTTATTATCGTAGTCATTTCAATTCTCCCTCAGTCGTCGTACAATTTCATCGTGAGTTAATCCATCTAGCAGGTATTCTATTTCCTGCTGGTTAGAATCTTCTATATCTTGCAGTCTTTCTCTTTCGATTAGTTTCTCTCTGTTGTGGGCAGCTATCGCCACCTTCCCCATCTCAGTTACTTTGGGGTCAACTGCTATAGTTAGCCGTATCTCACGACCTTGCCGGTCAACAAATACGGGTGTTCCTGAGGGTTCTATACTAACTCTAAAGTGTGCACTAACCAGCCTGTTAATCGTTTCCATATCTATGGCCCCACCAAACGACCCACCAGAGATTTTTTTAGTGGTATCTCCATACAGTCTAGTATGGTAGCCTATGCTTTTATAGCTCATTTCATTTCTCCCATTCGTTAGCATCAAGCTCACCATACTTGGCGAGTATCAGTAGGTCCCCCGCCCACTCAGGGTCAGCTATGGAGGCATCCAGTATTTCCTGGTCAGTCATACCCATGAGTGACTCCATGGGGTTGTCGTAGTCGAACTCCGTGGGTAGGGGAGGCACACCATACTCCCACCCGTTGTCATCGTCGTTTACTGCTGGGTACACCTTCGACTTCCAGGAACGGCGGGGGAGGGGCATGCCCCAACTCGACGAGTAGTCGTAATCATACTCTACGACTGTCGGATCTCGCTTGACTGGTAGTTCCTCCCACTTGGTCTTCAGGCATGCCGAGAGGAGCCCACGTAGATACCCCACGTCTAGCGTCTCAGACCCCCCGTGTTCATTCCTGTACCCCGCTGAAACATTTGTACACTCGGGTATCATCGTCGTGAACTCCGCCGTATCGGTATAGACTCCGCCATCATCAGGGACGTAAATACATTCAGCAGTGTAGTCCGACTCCGCCACTCCTATGGTAAGGCTCTCACCCAGGGCAAGGGCGAACTCTTTCGAGCAGCACCTGCCGCATGCCATCTGGTGAGTAATGATACTGGTCGTGCCCTTCCTGTCAAACGTAACCGCCCTGTCGAACCCACTGAGCCACAGAGGGTAGTGTCGGGCAACTGCCTTGGCACCTATACCCCCGCGCTCTTCCCCCTTCGTGAACAAGTACGAACCTGGGATACCCGCCTGTATCATGTTGTACAGCAACCAGACTCCCGCGCCATCGTCAGCACCAAGAGCTGTGCCATCTTCCTTCCACATCCACTCCAACTCCATGTCAAATAGCAGGGGGTTCGGCTCGTCTATGTGGTGTACCGTATCCAAGTGGGCTACAAATAAACTCTTGGAAGTTGCGTCAGTGCATATGTTATATGCCATCGTCTCTCCGGTGCCATCGACAAGCGTCTCGACTGGCAGACCCAGTCTGGGCAGTATCACCTCGCCAACAAACCGTTCGTTAACACCCTTGTGCGGACGCTTCATGCCTAGTATCTCTGTAAGTAATTTCATTTTGATTCCTCTCGTAAGTGTGGAGTTATGTTTTCAAGACACAACTGGTGCTTCGTATGGTGCTGCTACAACGGCGTACCTGCCTCTATCTTCTGAGAATGCCAAGTCCGCGACGCACTGGATGTAAAATTCTGGGGGTGCTGGTACCGGCAGCGCCTTATGGTATGAAATCGCCCCGTTCCAGCTTGTGTAGCTAAATATGTACCCCTCGCACTGCATCCTCAGAGCCTGCGTTTTCCATGACATATCACTGGGCATGGGGCCCCTGTCTACTCGGCGATACTTCGCCTTCTCCATGTTGAACGCGTAGCATATGGAGTCGTGTACAAATACCCCCCCTTCGTTCCTCTCGAACTTGACCCCTTCCCTCTGGAGGGCCGCGCACTGCTGCCGCCATGTTAAGTCCTCGGGCATCTGTAGTACGGGAGTAGGTGTAACTTCGGGGCCAGTTGGTAGTGTCACTCCGTCCGCCCTCCGATACCCTGATTGTCCGTCCGAGAACTGCCACCACCCTCTTTCCCACACACCCCCATCCTGTAAACATTCCATCTCTATTCTCGCGTTTTGTAACGACCTGTAGTACTCCACCCATGACATACCCTGCGCCCAGACTGGCTCGACATTTGGGGTGTCCAGTAACTGGTTTAGTGCTTCGCTAAACTGTGAGGGTGTGTGTGGTAATGGTACAGGTACAGGTGCAGGTAACACTTCCTCGACCACTGGCCTGTAATGTAAAGACCCGACGTACTCATCCCACCTGTCGAGCCGGATGTACTTCCACTCATCCCTATCTTCGTTCTCTTGCCAAGTAACTATCTCCTCCGACTCATCCCAGAATAACCTCAGCCCATTACTTATGTCTTTCGTGGTAGCATCAGTACAGCGGTATAGTTCGTCAGCGTGTCTCTCAAGGCTGCGCCTACTATCGTACAGATACAACACCACCCCTTCGTTATCCGTACCTACCTTTACGCAGTCTTCTCGGTGGTAAGTCTCTTCGTCTGCCACGCACGTCACCGCATCTTCCTCGTGTATATAATCCCCCGACCCGCTATCCAACACGAGACCAATATCATCTATCACATTATCTGCAACCCACTCATCCATACACTCGACATATGTGCAGCTATCCCTATGCAGGTACTCGTGGTAGTAGTTACCCCCACCCCGGAGACCTGTAATAGCGTGTCGATAGTATTCATCTACGCACCCGTCACAGACATCCCCGCCTGCGTCTTCTATATACCGCATGTCGCCTGAGTCATAGCAATCGTTACAGCACACACACTCGACGCTACCGTCACCCCCCTCATCGTCGTCGTCGTCCGGCTCACAGGAAGTTGCCACACCTCTCTGTGCGTAACCGGCATAGGTATCTGCGCCCCCACTTTTAGCGAGCATCCAGTAATCGCCGTCATCACAAAAGCGTAGCGACCCTCCGCCCGACCCAATACCCGCATCGACATACGGCATGAGCCACCCTCTACCATTCTCATTCGTAATCTTTAACAGCCTGCATCCAGCCAGCGCACCGACTTTCTGCGTGAACCCTGCTGCTTCCAGCCGCCCCTTTATCCTTGGGATATCCCCGTATATCCTGGAGAACTCCTTCGTGCTTTTATTGATGATCGTCCGCGCCGTTACTCGATCGCCCCCAGGCTTTATCGTGGCTATTATCATGTCACCTGACGCATACGCCGCCGCCGGATGTTTGTGCCCAGCCGGTGTAATTGTCGCCATGCAGCTCTCAGTCGGCCCATTTTTTATACCTTCGATAAACTCTTCTTCAGTCTCTCCGTAGATCACCTCAACGTCACCGTATCGCAGGTGATACTCGCTGGATATTTTCTTTACCTGCTCATCAGTAAGCTCAGGGATTAGTTTCTTCGCCAGCCTGCCTATTGTGGTTGCCAGCTGAATGTCTCGCTTACCCTTCTCTGGGTTCTCTGTATAGGCAACTTTCCCTGACGTGACCGAGTGGTGTATGAACTTGTCCCTCCACGCCTCTCGGTATGATGCTGTCACATCACACCCGATAACTCCTATATCGTACATCAGCCCCACCAGATCAAACTCCCTACGCGTCTCACGGATAAGCCCCGTATCCCGTAGGTACTCGCGATGCTGCCAGAAATTCTCCTCACTCATTTCTCCGAAGTGGTGTTGCGCTCGCTGCATATTTTCGCCCGCTAAATTCCCGGTGCTGCTGTAGTGGAGATACTCAATGGCTGGGCCATTTGCCAGAGCCGCTTGCATCTCTGCCAATGAAGTAATCTTGACTGATAATCTTTTCATGGTGAACCCTTTCGTAATTATGTTTTGGAAACACAAATAGTGGGGGCCGAAGCCCCCGTTCGATGTTAGCCTGCTATAACCTTTCCATTACGCACAGTTACCGTGTACGGCCCTCGTATTATTGTCAGGTTTTCCCTGCGGCAATACTCCAGTAATTCATGCGCGGGTTTCTCCCCCGAACAAACTCCGATGTCTCTGTCAGCGTCTATCATCATTGCGTAGGTATACACCCCGTCTCTCCGCACTAATGGCACTGCTTCAGCTGGTTTCCGTCGATACCTGCGCGAGTTGAACCACCTAGGCTCGGTGTTAATCCCTATATCCATCCATGAGCCGTCCTTACGGGTCGCCTGCCACGGAGTGGGCGGTACGTTGCCTCTGTCGTGCTGCCACATCGCAGCTGCTTCTGTGCCAGGTAGGCCGGGGTCTTCTGTTGTTTCTATTACGCAGTCGAACTCAGTCTCTGCTTCTTCTGGTTTCGGACGGTACTCCCTCGACTCGTAAAACCTAGGTTCTTGCCCTGCATCCAAGTCCATCCATGTGCCATCTTTCCGGGTGGCTTGCCATACTCGTGATGGGTCTTTCACTTGGTCGGCCATCCACTGCACGAAGGTATGGAAGTGCTTATGTTGTGGGTTTATCATTACCTCCGTTAGCCCGTCCAGGTTATCTGTGGTTACTATGAGTTTACTCATAGCGGTTATTGCCATGACTCTTGCTAACATCAATTTTGTATCTGTGTTCATGCTGTTCTCCTCTAAGTTAAGTTGTGCTTCGGTTTGTGTTTCTACTACTGGTTTCCTGCGGTACTGGGTGTCTTCGTCCCATAGGGGTTCGAAACTAGATGCTTTATCGTGCCATTCATCTTGGTACTTGGTTTTGTACTGCCACACCTGCGTCCAGTTATCCCTTTGGTCTTGCACCCACTGTACTTTCAGTTCTGCGTGTTTTCCGTTCATGTTGTTCATGCTTCTCTCCTATGTCTATTTTGGTACGAAAATACTGCTATTGGCGTTGCTACTACTTGTGTTTCAGAAACACAATCGGCGAGCGGCAGTGTAGTGCCATCTCTCCCCCGTATGTCACGGGGGTACTCCATGAACTCCACGAATGTTTTCCTTATGTCAGTGTGGGTTGACGTTGTCGGTAAGAACTTATTCCCCTTGTCCAGTACGTACCTGTCCCTGGAGCGCAGGTACTCTATTGCGTTGGTTAGTTTCTGTTCCATTATTTTTCCTCTTTCAGTTCGTCTGGCACCTCGACTTCGGCACCGAGTTTAGATGCAACATAACAGCGCATGGCCGCAATTAGTGGCGTAGCCCCATCAATCCCACGTATCACTACCCCTCGGGACGCACTCCAGCATGGTTCGTTGCGCCAGATATCAATCCTTTCCCTCTCAATAATCGGCCCGCCCTGCGCCCAGTCGGTTGAGAAACAGTAGTCTGCCAAAAGTACCGCTCCGTACTCGCGCCGAGGCGGGGTCATAACTAACTCGTCTGTGCTGGCGTGGTGGTGCGGATTGGTTCTTAAATCTGTGTATCCTTCACACTTAGCCACTGCCCAATCGAGGGCTTGGCCTTTCAGTTCAGTTGTTTTCATTATTTCCTCCCGTCTGGGTTAGTTGAACTGCGCCTTGCCTTTAGTCTCTTACGAGTTCGCAGGGCGCGGGCGGATATTTCTCGTTTGAATGATTCTTTCCTACGCTCGATGAGTTTCCTTTCTTTCTCTGACTGGCAGTTGGCCAGTTCTTCTACTGGTTTTCCATTCATGATGGTTCTCCTGCTTGTGTTTCCGAAACATAACTCTCTTTACTCATGGTAATTCTCCCTTTCGTTTAGCTACGTTTTTCCTACGCTTGGTACGCCTTGCTGCTTTCTTCTTGTGCTTGGTGCATATCCTGGCGTTGAACAGGCACTTTTTTATTACCAGTATTTTATCCAAAATTGTTAGCAGTTGTCCAAAGTCTTCCGCCTCACCCAGACTGCGGGCTGAGTTCGTTACCTGCTTCACGGGTAGGCCATGTGTTATGGCCAGCCAATAAAGGTAGTCTTCCCTGCTGGAGAACCCTCGACTCTCATACTCAGTCATCTGGTTCTCCCTCTTGTACTATACGAAGGCACTCGCGCAACATATCCCAGTTGATTCCTACGCAGGCATTGTGGTGTCTGTCGGCCAGGTGTAGGGTTTCCACGCACTGATCGTAAGTTGGTACGGGCATGTTGCCAATTTCCGCCGCTACTATTACGTCCTCAGTTTGCCATGTGATTATTAGTTGCCCCTTTTCATTTATCATTTCGATTCTCCTTAGTAGTCAACAGTTCCGCCCAGTGCTTCGACACGGGCAACGATGCTATTCTTTGCGCCCACAAAAAAGTGCGTACACTCAACCCCGTTCCACTCCGCATTGGTGGTATACCCGCCATCCGCTGTTCTTTCCCAATGAGGCGCGCCCAGGTCATTGTCTAGTTCTGTACTGCCATCAGCAGCGGTGAGGAAAAGAATTCCATCACGTGGTCTAGCCACAAACAAATGATCTGAGCCTGGTGGGAATGTTATTACTGCATCTATGTCATGTACTTCGTATGTGTAGATACTCATTTCGATTCTCCTTGTGTTTTGGAAACATAACTCAAGCCGCCTCTCCCTATCCAGCCGTCTATGATGGCTTGCGCTTCACTGATTAAGTCTACTAGTTCTTGTGGGTAGTTATCATCTGACGGGTATCCATGCTGCTGGCCAAACTCCATATTACAAAAGCCACCGTAGCAGTTAGCGTCTACGTAGTCATGCAGTTCCGAGAACGAAGCGCAGGTTACCGGAACTAATCCACGCGCCACATCATCTATTATCTCGGCTTCCATTCTTGCCAATGTCTCTACGAGAGATGGTATTGGTTGTGTTTCGGAAACATAACTTCCTATTCGGTGGGCATACTCTTTAACGACGGCTGAGGTTGCTCGGTCACTCAGGTGGTACATCTCAAAGGTCTCGGCATCGTATGCTTCCTTCGCTAGCTTTAATTTAAGCTGCGCTGCTTCCAGCTTCGCACTCACTACTGCCAGCTGACTATCCACTATTTCCTGAATCTGCTTCATGCGCGCCATGAAGATTTCATCACCTTCGGTGATTGCTTTTTCTAACAACTGGTCTTCGGTCATGATATTTCCTTTCGTGGGTTGTGTGAGTTATGTTTTGGAAACATAACTGAGGGTAGTAAGTGCTTCTTCAAATTGGGTGCGGTCAGTAATCACTGTTTCTAATGCAGCGCGGGCAGCGTGTGCGGCTTCTAGGGTTTCTTTAGCAACACGGGCATTACATGCACTACGTGTAGTTCTAAACGTCTTTCGGGCATTACGCGCAGCACGGTCAGCATTAAACGCGGCGCGGGCAGCTTCAGGGGCAAGCAGTCGGGCGGATGCTTTTATCATTTCGTTTCTCCTTGTGTTTTGGAAACATAACTTGGGCACTTTTCAAAAATACTTTTTCCAACAATTACATTATAACATAAAAGAGGGGAACCGGTTTACTATGTTCCCCATAATGTTCCTATGGCCACTTGGAGTTGTGTAGTCAGTTTGCATGGATAGTCAGTTTACGGGGTGTTTGCTTGTGTAGCCAGTTGGCAATAAAACAGGAATTGCCTATAAAACAGGCAATAAAACAAATCGTTTTCGCGTAAGTGACTGAATGTTCTAGGATAGTGGGGTAATATTGCAATAAAACAGGATTTTTCACTATACACCTCTTTTCAAAAATATATATTCGTTTTTACGCGCATTCCTTCACATGGCCATAATATATATTTTTCCAGAACTGGGTATATACTTCTATTTCTGTTTTAATATGGAAGAGAGAGAGAGAGAACCTTTAGTTTGCCTAATGCCTACAGGGCTTCCAGGAATAAAACAGAACACGTTTTTTATTGCCAAAGTAATAAAACAAATCGGCCGCCGCCGCCCTTTTTGGGGTATTTGTGGCCTAAATCCTGTTTTATTGTCCACATTCGCACAGTTTTGCAAACTGACTACACATCAAACTGCAAACTGACTACACACATTTTCGCTCAGTCCGCCGGATTTTTTACTACAGTGCCGAAAACTTTTTGTTATGTTTTGGAAACATAACTTGTGTAGCCAGTTCACAAGTGTAGCCAGTTCACAAGTGTAGCCAGTTCACAAGTGTAGCCAGTTCACAAGTGTAGCCAGTTCACAAACCTGGATAGTCAGTTCACAAGTGTAGCCAGTTCACAAACCTGGATAGTCAGTTCACAAGTGTAGCCAGTTCACAAACCTGGATAGTCAGTTCACAAACCTGGATAGTCAGTTCACAAAATGAAGACGACAAAAAGCCCCCCTAACAAGGGGGGCTGAAAGGTTAGGGGACTAGAGGCTTAAATGCCAACTGCCTTCGCTATGAGCATACGCTTTCTTGACTCGCTTAGCTCCTTGCGCCCCACAGTAGGCAAGGCGGATTTTGCGCTCAGCGCGGAGGTTAGCAGTTTTGGGACTGGAATTTCCAAAGCCTTCAGCGTGGCGATCGCCAAAAGTATTTGAGTAGAGTGGGGCAATGCCTTGACGAACTGATCAGGCTTAGCAGTTAAGTGATATGTCGCCTCAGTGGCGGCTTGCCCAAGTGTGCCATGCTTTTGCTCATTCGCCTTTGCAGCTGTTGCCGTATGCCTGCCAGCCGCCTTTTTAGTCCAGAATGGCACAGACTCCAGCCCGTTGATATAGGCGTACACTTCACCCAAAAACATGCCCGCGCAAGGCGTAAAGTCGAATCCATTGGATGCGAAAACGATAATTTTTGAAAACTTGCTCTTGTAACCAGCCGCCGTGCTGGCAGTGAATGCCAGCTCTGCCTTGCTGGCAATTACCTTGCCTTTATAGTCTAAAGTGTGCTTTTTGCGCGTTGAAAGTTCAATGGCAATCTTTTGGGTGAAAAGACTATGCGCTGATTTTCGGTTTGAATCTTGCGCAATAGGCTCAATGGATTTTCCGCAAGCAATCAGTTTCTCGACTAGCAACAGGCTGTTTGCACTGTGTGATTGTTCCATAATCTCAGCTTGCATGAGAACAGGCTCTAGGTTAACCTTTGGTGCAGCGATAACAACAGACTTCAAAGTAGTAGATGTAGACATGATGAATCCTCTCATAGTGTAATGGCTATGTGAAACCGCATAGCCTACGGCTTTAAACCTTTATTCGCCGCGTAATTCTCTGTTCGCGGCGATAATGCTTTTCTTTAATTCTTTGGCTTGGCATTCGAGCCTGTTGAGCTTAATCAGTAGTAATTGGATGTTCAGGTCAACAGTCGAGTGAACACGCTCTTTTCGTGACATTAGTTTGAGAAGTGATATTTTTTTGCTAGTAGTCAAGATAGCAGACATTTTTTCATGCGGTAACATTGGCGCAATGCGTGCAATCTTATTCATGGTAAATCCTTTCGTAGAATGGTAGGCGCGAATATCCGCGCGCCTGACGGCGACACATCAGGCAGGAAAGCCCCACTTGATGATTAACATTATACACGAATTACGCTAAAAGTCAAGTACTTGCGCCAATGTAGTTATGTTCCAGAAACACAAACGGCCAGCCTGTTCGGACATGGGGGGCGGGTGGGACAGGCGCGCGAGCCAGGCGATGGGCCTTTATGTACACCCCGCTATCCGCCCCTCTCCCATGACCCTGTAAACCGACTACACGCCCCACTGGGCGGCAAAGGCTTTTGCAATTCCTTCGTACGTCCGGCTTCTTACCTTCCAGCGATCCTCGCTTGGGCCGAGGTTGTTCTGTCCGCTATCACACTGATTACCCCACCGCTTTTTGCCGCCGATAACCCGAGGTGCAATTATTTCCGTTGGGGTGAGAAGTGGTAGCCCTTTAAGCCACAAGCACGTTTTCTTGCTAGCGTCCTCACCAAACTGATATGGGTTTATGATCTGATCAGGCTTTCTTATCCGGCTTGAAATTACGCTTACCGGATTTTCAATGGCAATTCGTGGTACGGGCGCGTCCATCAGCAGCCGTACAAAATCGAGCGCATCTTCAGTTAATTTTGGGTCACGCAATCCTCTTGTTGTCCAGTGCATACCGGAAACACTCAGGTAGGTGCACGGGGGGTGTGCAATTAACAGGTCCCACTCCTGCTCCAGCATGTCACGGACGTCCCCCCGGTAATGGTTGCCCAACACCTCGGTTTCCAGAAGGTCACAACTCCACGCGTCATGACCAAGGGCGGCGAAAGCGCCGCGCACCCGACCGGAGTATTCACAAGCCACAAGTATTCTCATATACCCTCCTATAAAAGCCGGGCTTCTATATTACCCCACCCCCGTAAACTTGACACAAAAAAATTTTGGGAGTAAAAATAGGGACATGAAAAATAAAACGACGATGCAAATGTTGGAGGTGGACCCCAAGTTCGTACTAGAAGTCGCCTCGGGGGTAAGGCCGCCAGAAGAAATAGCGGAAGATTATGGCTATTCCGGACCCCAGTGGCTCCAGCTAAAAGGTTTCCCACCATTCGTTAAGGCGGTGGATCTCAAAAAGATAGAGCTAACTGCCAGTGGCTATACGTTCCGGATGAAAGCAGCGATCGGGGCTGAGGATCTGCTGGCTGAGGTATACAAAAAAGCTACAGCAAATCAAGAGGTTAGCTTCCATACGCAGCTCGAAGCCCTGAAGTTCATGGCCAGGGCAGCCGGACTGGAGACTCCACCCAGAGAAGAGGCCGAAATGGGTGCGAAATTCAGTATTTCGATCAATTTAGGGGGTGGAAATACCGTAGAAATAGGGGTAAAAACCCCCGAAAAAGTGGTCAAGTGCGACGATTACTACACCCCGATTGAGGCTAAAAGCACCGAAAACACCGAAAACAGCGGCTATTTCGAGATTCCATATGATTCTACTGAGTTGTTCATGGAGAGAGTATGAGTACAGTAAGCTAAAAAGATTAGAAATACATTGACAATGATTAGAAATACCGTACACTGCGAGAATGAAACTCGCATACAACTTCCCAGGAATTTATAAAATCACCAACGGCCAGAATGGTAAATGCTACATCGGGTCGGCTAATAGTATCCGTCGGCGGTGGGAAGAGCACAGAAAATATATGAAAGCAGGCAACCATCACAGCATTGCGCTACAGCGAGCGGCTAGAAAGTATGGGCAGTCAGCGTTTGAATTTTCAGTACTGGAAGAGTGCGCAGTAGATCAACTGCTTGTCCGAGAGCAACACTACTTCGATACCCTGAAGCCCGCGTATAACTCATGCAAAGTAGCGGGGAGTTCGGTTGGCCTGAAGCGCACCGCAGCACAGCGAAAAGCAAATTCCGTTAGTGGAAAGAAAGCCCGTGGGACACCTGAATGGCGTTCTGCGCAGTCGGCACGGATCAAAAAGATATATGCAGAAAACCCGTGGCTCTCTAAAGTTCAGGGTGAAAAGAACAAAACACGTTTGGCCGCGATGACAAAGAAAGAGCGTAGTGCACCATATACAGTTGAAGTTCGGCAAAAGATAGGAGCGTCTGTGAAAGCAAGGTCTACTCGGTATGATGTGCGTGGCGAGATGTTATTGATCTCTGAGATACGTGAGCAGTATGGAGTAGCTCGATGCACTTTTCTGGGTAGGATGCAGCGAGGATGGGACGTAGAGCGGGCGGCTACAGAACCGGCAGTAAAAAAACACACTGCCGGGGGAGACCGCAAATATAGCTTCGATGGGAAAATGATGAACCTAACGGAGCTGACGCAGGAATCCAGCTGCACGGCGGCAGCGCTGCTCAGGAGGCTCAAAGCCGGGCTCAGTATAGACGAGGCAGTTAGGATGACGCCAGAGCAGGCAGAGACACGTCGCCGAAGGTTGATTGTCGCAGGGATGAAAAAATGAGCTACGCCCTGAAGTACACAGCATCTCCCACGGTAGATAGGTTCCTCGGTAGCAGGAGTCCGCGTAAGATCCTGGCCGGACCCGTGGGGGGCGGAAAAACAAGTGCGTGCGTGATTCACACCCTACTTAATGCAATGCAGCAAGAACCTGACGAAGATGGGTTCCGGAGGAGTAGACACATTGTTGTGCGTAATACCATCGCACAGTTACGCCAGACTGTAATCAAGACATTCACCGACTGGCTTCCACCAGATGTGTTCGGAAGGTTTAATATAGCTGACCGGATGTATTATCTAAATTTTGAAGACGTCCGCGCGGAAATACTATTTTTGGCATTAGAAGACGAGGTTTCTCTCAGGCAGCTTCTTTCGCTAGAAGCCACAACCATTTTTCTGTGCGAGTTGCGCGAGATTTCCCAGGCTGTTATCGAAGGCGTGATCGGCTCCAAAAGAGTCGGACGGTACCCATCAAGAAAACAGGGACCAGGTGCGACGTACCCGTGCATAATTGCAGACACAAACATGCCAGCGTTCGATAGTTACCACCAGAAAATAATGGATGGAGACGAGGGAGACTGGACGACGTTCAGACAGCCGGGAGGACGCACACCTGAGGCCGAAAATCTAGTCTTCCTTCCACCAGACTACTACAATACAGAAGGGCTGACAGAAGAGTACATTCGCACAATGATCGACTGCGAGTTCGGTCAGAGCAGGGAAGGGATGCCGGTGTTCAGACAGACATTTATCCGGGACTTCCACGTAGCCAAAGAGCCGCTGCTGGCCGTCTATTCGCCAGACTACCCACTTCTAATCGGTTTGGACGCGGGGCTAACGCCAGCGGCGATCATTGGGCAGCTAACACCGAAAGGGCGCTTGAATATTTTGGGGGAGTGTTACACCCCGAAGAATGAGTCCATTGGTATGGAGAGGTTTTTAGCCAACCGGCTGAAGCCCATGCTCGTAAGTAAGTTCAGCGGTATACCAGCAATGATCATCGTGGACCCGGCGGCTAACCAGCCGTCACAGGCAAGCGAGGAAACGGTTCTTAGTGTGCTAGAAAAGGCAGGGATGAAGCACCGCCCAGCAGCATCTAACAAAATAGAAATCAGGATTGGGTCGGCAGAGACGATGTTCGGCCGGCAAATAGAGGGCAAGGCGGGGGTGTTAATTGACGCCGGGTGTACCGGCCTGATAAATGCACTGGGCCACTCGTACAAATTTGCTGCACGTAAAGACGGGGACATGGAAGAAAAACCCCTCAAAGACCATCCACATAGCGATATCGGAGATGGATTTACTTATCTTACGAGCTACGTGGTTGGGACAAACGGAGTGAGAAGTACTTCCCGACGAGATGTCAAGCAGGTCAGTATGGCTGGCTGGTGTTAGACAAGCACTTGCGTTTTCATACTAGGGCTGGTACTGTCACGAGAATCTACACAAGGAAGTTATATGATAGCTGCCATTCCCCCAAGCGATACCCCGTTTTCTAACCCAAGGGCGGGAAATTCCGGCTTGGTGCCCGTGCAGAACAACGCGAGTATAGAGGCCGAGAAGCTGAAAATCGCGACGACAACTAACGATTCCATTTTAGTACGCAGCCTGGCAGGGATGGTGCAGAAATGCTTCGCTGCGGCGAAGTCAGAAAAAGACGAAGTAGAGCAGAGAATGCTCCGCTCGTGCCGCGCGCGCCGGGGTGAGTATGACCCAGATACACTAGCAAAAATACGGGCCACGGGCACGTCTGAAGTTTATATGATGCTCAGTAGTGCGAAGGCACGCGCCGCGACGGCCATACTGCGTGATGTATTTCTTGGGAATGGGGGCGAGAAGCCATGGTCCCTCAGCCCGACGAAAGAGCCCGAGTTGCCACAGATGCAGATGGATGCCGCGATTATGCGCGCCGGGGAGTTGGTACAGCAGATACAGGACATGATGGGCGGCCCGCAGGCAGTGCCCGAGTCGCAGGTAGAAGAATTACTGGAACTCGCACGGAGTCGCGGCCAGATGGAAGTCATGCTGGATGCGAAAAAAAGCATGCTGCGCATGGAGAGCAAGATGGAAGACCAGCTGCAGGAAGGCGGGTTTACCAAAGCACTCTCTGACTTTATTGACGACTTGTCTACATTCCCATCGGCGATACTCAAAGGCCCGGTTATACGCAACAAGCCCCAGCTGACATGGATTCCGGCGGAAGATGGGTCATACTCACCACAGACTGTATCGAGACTCACACCCGAATGGGAGAGGGTAAGTCCATTCAACATATACCCAGCCCCCGGATCAAGCGACGTAAACGATGGGTACATAATTGAGTTACACAAGCTGCGCCCCCACGCACTCGAAGAACTGATCGGGGTTGACGGATACTCAGAAGGTGCGATCAAGGCGGTTATCGCCGCGTACGGTACAGGCGGGCTCCGAGAGTTCACCACGATTGATTCAGCGCGCGCCGACGTAGAAGGCAAGACATCCCTGTCCCTGAGCGACTCAACTTCCCCCACCATATCCGCGATTCAGTACTGGGGTCCAGTCCTGGGTAAGGAGTTAATTGAACACGGCATGGACGAATCCAAGGTGGGGGACGTAACCAAGACGTACCACTGCGAAATATGGGTGATCGGAACATGGGTTATCAAGGCAATATTAAATTACGACCCACTCGGCCGCACCCCGTATTTCAAGGGTTCCTATGAAGATTTACCCGGTTCGTTCTGGGGTAACAGCCCGATCGACTTGATTGCTGACTGCCAGACAACATGTAACAACGCCGCGCGCGCCATGACGAACAACATGGCCATAGCGTCTGGCCCACAGGTCGTACTGAATATCGACCGCCTCCCTCCCGGGGAGAACCCATCCAATCTGTATCCGTGGAAACTACACCAAGTAACCAGCGACCCATACGGTAACAACTCCTCGCCGGTTACATTTTTCCAGCCGAGCTCCAACGCACAGGAGCTAATGGGAATCTACGACAAATTTGCACTACTGGCTGATGAGTATTCCGGTATTCCTAGGTACGTCACGGGGGAAGGGCCAGCAGCAGGCGCAGGGCGAACCGCGTCGGGTCTCTCTATGATGCTGGCTTCGTCTGGAAAGATAATCAAATCAGTCGCGTTGGGGGTTGACCTGAATGTGCTCGGCCCTGCGATAGAACGGCTGTTTTACCACAATATGCGGTATGGAACTGACCCTGAGCTGAAGAACACGGACGTGAAAGTTGTCGCGCGCGGAGCAGCCTCGCTAATCATCAAGGAAACCGCACAGGTACGGAGATCCGAGTTCCTGGGGTTGATACTGAACAGCCCTCTGGTAGCGCAGGTTGTAGGTGAAGAAGCCATAGCTGACTTGCTACGCGCCACAGCGTCGGGACTGGACTTGGACACAGACAAGCTAATACCTCCCCCGGAAGTAATCCGAGCAAGGCTGTTCCAGCAGCAACAACAGGCTGTGCAGCAACAACAGATGGCCCAGCAACAGGCGATGATGGGGCAGGACGTACCGTTGGAGCAGATGAACATTCAGCGCGACCCTAGCGGGGCTATGACTGGGATGCAGGTAATGCCGGGAAAACCGGGGGGCGGGCAGCAGCTGATGAATGGTGCACCTACGACCGACATCTTCTCACCAACAAGACAATAGGAGAATAGAATGGCAAAAAGTAAGTATGACGACCAGTCAGGTAACTTCGACGATCAGTCCGGAACCCCCGTTGCCCTGTCCCCGAAAGAAGTTGCGGCGAATAGGGAAGCATATAGGAAACAAGAAGCAGCGAGAAAACTAGACGAGGAAGCAGCGAACAGCTTTGACGACCAGAACCTCCCTTCCCCCACTCCGGCGCAGAAGAGGCAAGAGGCGATGAAGCCTCCCCAAAAGAAACCGGCGGAGCTCACCCCATACAACGCGCGCTGGAGAAATCGTCCTGATTCTGGATTTGAATAAAGGAGAAATACCATGGTAGATACGACACAGTTGGCACACGGGGGGGCACGGGCACAGGCCCTGGCACCGACACAGGCGCCTCAGGTACAGCAGGCGCCACAGGGAGGGCAGGGAGGCGTCGCCCAGTTTCAACGGGTCCTGCAGGGCCTGCAGGGCCAGGCAGGGCAGGG